TTATTTTTCTTTTCTCCAATTTTTATACTTGCCGCTGGTAACTCTTCGATCAACATATTCCTCTTCAGAATCAATCACCCAGTTTCGACCAATTTTTTGAGCGGTTTTGAATCCTCCGTTGATGCATTTCCGGCGTATCCCTGAAACTTCTTTTCCGTGCATTTTGGCATATTCCGCTAAACTAATCAACATTTTACTTTCCCCTTTTTTCTCTGTACAATAAAACTAACAGCCTAACAAAATTCACAGCCGCCAATGCAATAAAAATCAAGCCTAATATTTTCAGCATATTGACATTGAGCAAGATTTTTTTTATAATGAGGGTGGGGAGTAACGGTCCCCACCCTTTGAACCTTATTTGATATGTTTTTCAATAATCAGAAGCAAGGTTCCAACGATGAGCTCTGCAAGCATTTGGATGAGGATTTTTTGGATTTCCTGTCCTTGTTTGCAGGCTTTTTTCTTTTTCTTGCCCAACCTTTTCACCCCCTTTCTATACCTTTATTATATCACTATATCGTGTACTTGTCAATACAAAATAATGTTTTTACACAAAAAATCGCCCTCCCCAGTATCACACTGAGGAGGGCTTTTAAGTTATTAATAACTCTATCGATTAAGCCATAGGCTTCGCCGCTCCTCTGATTGTGAGGGGGCTGATGCCTAGGCTTTTTATCTCTGCACCAGATTTTGTATCAGCAGTGCCAGCATACCGCCGCCGATGGCGCTGCCGAGTGCGGTAACGGTGGCGCCTGCAAATTTCTCCCACCAACGCAAGGGCTTGCGTTCGATGCTGTCCAACCGCTGGGCCTGAGCGCTTAACTGCTCATCGTGCTTCTTGACCAGCTCGCTCATCTCGATGCTCAGGCGGTTGAGCTTGTCGCATACCTGTTCAAGGTCCTCGATGCGCTCTTTGTCCCGGGCAAACCGCTCATCGTGGATTCTCTGTCGTTCCTTGCAGAGGGTTTCCTCAACCATATCGGACATTCCATCACTCTCCTTACTTTCTGTTTACTGCACCACGAATCTTAGACTTGCAACCGCAGTCAGGCTCTTTCTCAACTACTCTGACCTTTCCAACAGCTTTCAGATAATCTCTGGTAGCCTGCACAACAGCCCCTACAACAGCGTCAGACTTTGGCAGATACAGGTGAATCATCGGTACATTGGATTCATAGAACCACGAAATTTCCTGCACATCTTTGAAAGGAATTTCTTCTGCACCAATCATTCTGGGGTCAATGCCAATCATTCTAAGCTCATGCTTGTAGTAATTCATGGCTTCTCTGCTTGTATCGGTCTTGCGGTTTGCAACATGACCCAGCTTGTCACCTACAATACCCTCAATTTTGGTGACTTTCAATTTGCATCGTTTGGATTCAGTGACGAACATCACGTAATCCGGTTTGAGCTGTGTAAGGGTGTAGTAGTTTTTGTATGATGCTGTGCCCTCCATCAGAGTTACATTCTTCATGCCCTGGGCTTCCATTTCCTTTGCAATCTCTTTTGCCAGGCTGTTTCCGTCAATAGCAACGATCGCAATTTTCTTCTTGTCGCAATAAATATTCATAAGACAACCTCCCACCTAAAATCCGGTTTTCGCGGCGGGTTCGTGTGTATCAAACCCGAGATTTTTCCATGCATTTTCGATAGCTACCTGCACAGTGTCCATGTCAATCTTGATGCCATGAGCTTTACACTGCGCTTCGATGTACTCTTTAGCCCATACGAACTTTTCATCACCTTTGCTGGCTCCGATGATGATTTCTGCCGCCTGCACGCCGGCAATCGCATAAGCTTCTATCATCTGCCATTGTGCCTCAGTGAGTTTGCTCTTGATGAGCGGCACCAGTACGCTAGTGACCACAAGTCCCAGCAGGCCAATCAGCGCTACCACAATCTGTGTTAAATCCAGTTCCATTGTCTACACTCCTTTGTTCAACCCCGCCCGTTTGATGATGGCAGGATAATCTTTGTACGCGATATTTCGGTCTACGTTGCCTGCGATGCCGTCCACCGCACCGGTGCCGGTGTACTGCCAGATGCCGTGCGGGTGCTTGCTGGTGCATTTGCTTGCGTACTGTGCAATCCATTTGTCATAGGCGGTCAGCTGTTCCGGGCAGAGGTAGCTGTCCAAAAAGTCTTTGGAGCAATAGAGCATCGCATAGTAGCCAGCCCGTTCCACCTCCGCCAAAAAAGCCTTGCAGATGTCGGTGTTGACCTGCTTGCTTCCCCCAGTGTAGATGCGCTCATACTCGATGTCAAAAATCACCGGATAGCGAAGCCGATATTGCTTCACCACCTTCATGACCTCCTGCGCCGCTCTTTTTGCCGCCTGTGCCGTAGTGGCGTAGCTGTACAGATAAACACCAACATCCAGCCCCGCCGCCAGCGCACCCTTGATGTGCCGGACAAAGGCGGTGTCCAACTTCAGCGCACCGTTGTTGTAGCAGTAGCCGACCCGGATGATTGCAAAGTCGATTCCATCCGCTTTGACCTTCTCCCAGTCCACCTTCGGCTGGCAGTAAGATACATCAATTCCCTGTTTCATTCTCATCTTCCTTTCCGTCAAATCCCTTCTTTAAATTGCCGGCTCTGCTGTGCTGCTTGAGCAGCTGATTGAGGCAGATTGCCGCGGCCGCCAGCACATAGCCCTGCCCGATGCTCACCGCACCCAGAATCACCCACTGAATCCATGTTACAGGCTCGCAAGCAGCCACACTCACCAGTGCCGACAGCAACACCCCCACCAAGCACAGGACGCTCGGTATCAGGGTGTCATCGATGCGGATGGAGCGCTTGATGATGCTTCCCAGCGCATACAGGCAGGGAACCAGCCACACCGTTTCCGGCGATATGTACTCCTTGACCAGCTCCGAGATTTCTCCCAGCTCATTCATCCTTCCTCACCCCCTTTCACCTATACTCCAAAACCAAAAGAAAGTTGCCCCCAAAAGAGCAACTTTCCTGCATTTTTTGATTTGTTGGTAATCACTTTTTTGCGAACCAAAATCATATTTGCTCGCCGTACTCTTATTTTCATCATGTGTTCATCACCCCCAATCCCTGTTTCACATCTTATTTCTCAATTCTTGGTGTAGCCAGAATCAAATCTCTCTGTTCCACTGTGATGAACAGAGGGCAGTAAGCTCTTACCTTAGCTTCATTGATAGTTCCTGCAACCCACATCGATAAAATAAAATTGTACATGATTGTTCCTCCTTATTGTTCAGTAGACTGCATAGACAGAATAGTGTCCATCAAGCCTAAGATTGCCATGTCAGCTTCGCTGGCTTTCTTGTCTTGTTCTGCCTGTCCATTTTCCAGAGACAGAATCCGCTTGCCAAACTGTTTGCTGTACATATCGAGTTCATTCGCCAAAGCGTCAGACACATCAGCAGGTACATCGTAGTTGATTGGCATGGTAAAGCGGTATTCTTGATAAGAATAGATTTTATCTTCTTCATTGTACTGGATATTGGTTGGCAGATAAAAAGTTCCAGCATCCATTTTTGAGGTTGGGTAGACCTCCGAGGTACATTCAGAGAGATACCAATTTGTTGAAATCGTCATTGTTTTCACTTCTTTCTTATGCTTGGTTTGTGTTGCCACGCAAGATAACTACATACGAGTGGGACTATACGCAATCGCACCACTCAACATAGTTTGGTATTGCTTTTTGCTGTTATAGGTAAACTGTCGTGCGTACAAATCCTTGTTTATGTTCCATGTAAAGGTTTTCTGCGCTGGTAGAATGAACTGGATGGTATAGCACCCGTCGGAATCGGTTGTGTCAGATACAAGGGTACTTGCTGGAATCGCACAGATAGGGCGAACCGTTCCATTGTAACTGCCATAACCGCCAGAATATAGTGTTCCGTCAGACTTCACTTGATAGTTGATGCAAGGGGAGCTTGGGTAAGGAGTTCTTGTCCAGTAAGACATACCTGTTTTCCTGTCAGAATCACTGTTAAAAATATCCAGCTTACTGCCACCTGTGTTGATTGTAAATCCCATTTCGGTAGTAGACGGTAAAACAACCCTGCTTCTGAAAGTTTCTGTTCCACTACCGTCTGTACTGGATTTCGTAACCGTCCATTCGGCAAGCTCTAACAGGTCTAATTCTTCCTTTTTCCAGCCGTTTAAGAATCCAGCCTGATTCTGATAGTCTGGCGGTGTATCTGCATTGTGAGCTTTTACAAACCACTGATTTGCACCCTTTTCGGCATTGAGCCATTGGTGAAGGTTGGTGTAAATGTATCGGTTGTTTCCGTATTTCTGACGGTCACTAGCACCGTTACTTGGCTCTGCGGCATCGAGCATTTTACCTCCCAACGCAGATATGCTGTTGGAATCCATCACCAAAATCAGCTTGTTTTCAGCGTTGCGGCTGACCAGCCATTGTAAATCTGCATCACCATATCGACCGAGTTTGACTTTGCTTTTCGATGGCAAGTCTGCAACGGTTTTTCTTGCGGAGTATGTAGCAATAGCATCAGGCTTTACAATCTCGTCCCTTGTCAGCTCTAACCTTGTACCATCGTTAATGTTTTTCGGCTCATGCTCTCCGTACACCCAAACCGCACCCGCCAGCTCTCCTGCCAGACTTTCTGGCATCCTGTCTGCGGACAATGTGATTGTGGCTGTACCATCGCTTCCGTTTACTCTTTCTGCGGTAAAGTTGTATAACAGCGGAGGGAGGGTGTCATTCTTTCCACTACTGCCACCCATAAGTAAAGGTACACCATATATTTTCATTCTATCACCCCATAATCCTCACCTGCACCGTAACATCCGTTTGTGGTGCTTCTCCTTCCACGTAAGCAAAAACTTCGCCATCCTGATTTTCCAGCCAGATTTCTATGATTCCTTGCTCTCTCAGCATCCGCTTGGTCGAAACATCTGCATGGAGGTCGAGCGCTGTCCGGTCCGCAACTACCTTCGATAAAATATCTTTTTGTGTGATAGTTTGTTTGTACAGTTCTGCGGTATTTTCGACTGCGCTCCAGCTCGTCGCCAAAAGCGTGAGGGGCTTAATCTGCATTTCGATTTTTTCTGAAACTGTGTTCAAGTCCTTGCCGAATTGCTCCTGTGTATCGGTATAGCCTGCTTCCTGTGCATACTCATAGGCAGATTTTCCGTTGTCTCCTTTGATTCCGGGGTCACCCTTGTCGCCCTTGGGGCCCTCCAAGTACCCATGAGATACCCACGTCTTGCCTTGCCAAATATAAATTTCATACGGTGCCTGTGTTCCGACACTGTACGCATCTCCTTGTTCCGCATTAGGGACTGCTATTTTCAATTCTGCGAGAGTCTTATACTTAGCCAAAACAGATAGTCCTTTGCCGGTGTCGCCCTTGTCGCCTTTGATGGCTTCAACAAGCTTTAACCAGATGTCCACATTATCCAGTGGCATTCCGGTGCTTTGTTTGAGCGCCAGATAGCTTGCCTTTGCTGTTTCATCTGTGACAATATCCATCGGAAAATAGGTTTTCGTTTTCGAGTAAATTCCTCTGGGCATCAGCTGTGCGCGGCTTTTTGTCTGCTCGTACCGTTCTGTCGTTGGATTATAAATCTCCCACCAACTGTCGGCGTTGATACGGGGATAGTGCTTTATCGCTTCTTCAGCGGCTGATTTTAGCTGTTCGGTTTCTTTCCTCCAAGCCTCAACTGTTTTTGCCTGTGCTGCAGTAGCATTCGCGGCACCGGTGGCAGTATTGGCTGCTGCCACCGCTTTTTCTGATGATGCTACCGCAATCTGTGCGTCTCTGCTCGCCTTCTCTCCAAGGCTGCGAATCGTCTCGGAATCCTTAGCAATCACCTGTTGGATTTGTTCGGCGCTCTGACGCGATGACTCCGCTTCAGAGGCCGATTCCTTGGCTGATTTTGCCGAGTTCTGCGCGTTCAGAGCAGCAACATCAATGCTTTGTTTCTGCTTATCCACATACACCGTAAACTGCGGAATGGTTTGATTTTCCAGTACATTAACGCTCTGCTGCAGCTTATCCGATTTCTGAAGCAGAGTGTCTGCTGTTTTCTTTGCCTCATCGAGAACAGGAATCATCTCATCTAAAGAATGGTCCGCATTTTCCAGCGCACCGGTGATTTTCTCGACTGCCTGATTGACCTGACTTTCAAACTGTTCCAGTTTATCCGGCGGAGGAACCGGAGCGGCTCCTTTCGGGTCCTCCCTGATTTGAGCAGGTTCACCTGTCCATTTTGCCACAACAGTGTTTTTGCTATCAGTACCGGTGAGAACAAGAAGTGTTCGCCCTGGGATGGCAGTAAACTCCCTTGTGATTTTCCAGTCTAGCAGAATATGTTCTTCACTAAGCTTTTTCGGCAGCATCCAGACCGCTTCTGTTCCCGCTTCCGATACTGCCTTGAGCTGATAGGACAATGCTGTGAGGTCAACTTCCTCCCTGTTTTGGGGAAGGATAAACCGCACCGGCTCCACATTTTCTTCTCCCTGCGTGTAGTAAAATTCCAATGGCGGATAGTGCAGCCATCCACCGTCTGCGTATATTTTGCGCACGGGTATTCCCCCTTTTTGATTTATACCGCTCTTGGACAGGTTTTATAAAGATAAATTGACTGTTTGATGCTATCGTATCCCAGCTGCCAGCACGGCTCACTGAGCAACACCACAATATCCTGTCCCAGTTTTTCTGCAATCTGGAAGTAAATTGCCGAAAGATAATTTGCATGGATTTCGATATATTCCTTGACGATTTCCTGCCATTTTATATTACTTTCATCCGGTTTGCCGAACTCTCGGATGTAGGATTTAAACAGGTTGTCCAGCGCAGAAAGCTTGATATGAGCAAGCTGCAACTCTGCCGCATCCCTGTCCTCTACCTCAAGGTAGGTAATGCTGTTGAGTGGCATCTCAACCAATCCCTTGCGAATATCTATCGCGTTTTTTTCCATCTGCTATTTCTCCCCTTCTGCCTGATTCATTCCATCCCTCAGCTGCTCTACCTTGCGGATAAACTCGCAGAGCAGTTTGTTATTTCTACAGTTAACTGCAATCAGCGTGGTGTTTTTCCAGAACACATCATCCATCGTCATCAGTTTGTATGGCTCTTTCCGTTCGATGATTCGGCGGACGAAGCTCTGCTTTTCTTCGTCTGTACCCTGACGAACCCGAATTGAATCAGCAAAATCTCTCACAAAATCAGGGTCAAAATATTCAATTTTTTCCACTGCCGCTAAAAATCGCATATCCTCCTGTGAAACCACACGATCCAGCAGATGCCCTGCTATGTTCGCCTGGTCTTCCTCGGACATAGCCTTTACCTGCTTGCATTCCTCTGTGAAATCCTCGCCACTTTCCAGTTTCTGCATAATATTAGCAAAAGTCAGCATGTAGTTAATATCTGTTTTGTTCATCTTTATCCTCCTATTCCGTTGTGGAAGCCATCAGTACTTTGATATACGCGATAACCGGTTCCCATTTTGGCGCTGCCGCAATCTCCCACGGTTTAAATGTTTCCCGCCAATCGTGTTCGGTAGTTCTGTCAAATTCGTAGACGTCTGTTAAAACCTTCTTTGAAACTTCCAAGATAACCCGTTCACCGGGGATTGGCTGTTTTGGAAATCCCTCTGGAACCGCCTTTCCTCTGCGGCGGTATTCGTTTTCTATCGCATTTTTCAGTTCAACATAGTCCATTGCCTTGATAATATTGCCAACAGCAATGTTGTCCCCGAGGTGGGCGATAATCTCCGCCTGATTATCGGCAGTACAGGAATTATCACATTCGCCTTGACAGTTTACTTTACAACCACCAGAGCAGCTTCCTGTACATCCTGAGCAACCTGAACAGGAAGTGCAGGACGAAGAACAGGAATTTTTACAAGTTCCTTGGCAGGAACCAGAGCAACCGTTGCAGGTGCCGGAACAGCTTCCTGAACAGCCACCAGAGCATCCTTTGCAGCTTGTACAGCTGCCGTCGCAGCCTTTGCACCCATCATAACAGCTGCCCTCACAGCTAAAACAGCTGCCGTCGCAGCCAGTACACCCGCTTGTGCAACCGGTGCAGGTGCACTCTGTCGCTGATCCATCCGGATGTATGATATTCATTCTCTCATTCCTCCTTATTCAAATTCCTGCACTGGCAACAGGCGCTGTGCCTGCCTATCCAACCCTATTTTTTTGTAGAGCTTTGACCAGTAATAATAGTTTGCTGCAACCTGCGCTTTTACCATACCGCAGTGATGTTTTGTCTTGCGGTTTGGGTCGCCGCTCGCATCATACTGCCATGCAATGCAGGTTGGGCAGTATGGCAACAGCGGACATTCCCGACACTCGTTATCAGAGCTTGACCAGGTTGTAACATTGCAAAGCTGCTTGTACCACTCGGTTGTCTCCTTGTCCTGATACAGTCCTAAATTCAGCTCCCCAATCGGTCTTTCCGGCTGGTTAGTCAGGCTGTGCTTCATATATCGCAGACATGGATAAGCCTTTCCCTCCGTGTCAAAAGCAAGCATTCTGCCGTTACCACCGCAGTAAGCAATCGTTTTCTGACGCTCATATTCCTCCAAGGAGGGCTTCTGTACAAGCCGTTCCTCAAACAGGCTGATATATAACTCCTTATAAATCTCGTTATCGATGATCCAATCTGCCAATTTCACCAAATTATGGTAGTATACTTTTTCATGCTCCGGTTTCCATACATTTTCAAACACACAGTTTGCGTGGATGGCATGATACCCCAGCTCATACAGGTGCTGGACAGCGCCGAACAGATGCGGCAGGTTTTCCGGTGCCAGAGTAACCTTCGTGCTTGCCATTGGGTAAATTTGCAGCAGATGTTTTGCTGCTTTTGCCACCACATCGTAACTACCTGCTCCATTGTGGAATACGCGGCAACTATCATGTAGCCGCTTATCGCCGTCGATGCTGATTCCAATGGATAGATGGCTTTTGTTTTTGCGGATAAATTCCTGAACCCTTTCATCCTCAAACAGCACACCATTGGTGGAAATCGAAATCATGTAATAATAGCCCCAAGGATGCTTCAGGCTAAATGCTTTACGTTTAAAATACTCAACAATTTTGTCGATGAGCTCGATTTCGAGCAACGGTTCTCCGCCGATAAAATCCAGAATAATTGCAGGTGCCTGATTATCCAGAAAAGCCCCTTCAAACAAGCTGTCCACGATTTTTTTTTCGGTATCCCAACTCATCCGGTGTCCTGTTTTGTGATGCTCATAGCAGTATGTACAGGCAAGATTGCAGCTTTCTGTTACGCAGAATGTAACATCCTTGCACAGGAAGGTATTCTCATCATAGATTTGATCCGAATGACTTACTCGATAGGCTCCGGCAAACTCATCGTTGTAGCTAGGGAAGTCATTTCTCTCCATGTATTTCCCATTTTGTGGTTCCACTTTCATTGCTGTCTCCTTTCTTGTCTTTCCGCGGCTATCTCCGTTAAGGATGTTTACTCGATAGTATCTCCGTAAACGCCAGCAATTGCAATCCAGTTGCCAGATACATTGACACTGAGCAAACGGTTTTTTGGATTAAACCAGTTTACATCGTTGTCGTCCGGTGGTGTTTCGCTGACCACTGTACCACCTCCGCCAGAGCCCAACGCACTAAAGTGCATAACCTTCTGCTGGGTGTCAAAAACGGCCGTCAGCACTGCTCCTGCCGCAAAGCTGCTGGGTTTGAGCGGCTTGCCGTTGCTGGTTCTCACTTCATATGTAACTCCATCAACAGTCCAAATATCTCCGCTTTCGTATACATCCGGCACTTGAAAAATACCGATAACACGCGCCGACAAATCCTGCGGGAACCCTGATAGTGTGTAAGTGTTTCCGATTTTTTCGCACGCAAGCTCATAGTTTGTCCCGACTTTAAGTCGGTTCAGACGGTCTGCGTCAAGATGCAGATTAGGGTCAGAAAAATGTCCACCGTGGCTGTTTGTTCCACCGTTGTGGTTTTCCAAATCCTTTAAAGTTGCTGACACCCCATCGTAGGAAATATTTAAATCGATGGCACTGGTATCGGCCACGGTAATCAGAGTGCTCAGTTCCATCGGGTTGGAGGTTCCGTTTATGATGGCAAGTTTCCTCCATCCAGGAGCAGAAGCAAAGACAATCAGGTGATTGTCTTCATCAAAGACTCCAATTTCCCTGACCTCCCAGCCACCAACATCAACCGGGATATTGGTCCTTACCAAAATCATATTCGGATTGGAGGGATCCTGTGTAACCGAACACGTTCCGCGCCACACTTCCCGACGCAGCTGGGTGATTTTCCTGTCTGGATAAACATATCCTCCTCCTCCATCCCCAACAGCCATCTGTGTCAGTTTGAGAGGTGTTTTAGAGGCAAGAGCAGCCGCGATCAGCTCATTCCCCACGTTGGTAATGACCGAAAAATAGTCGGTGTTGTCTTCCTTGACAATCACCCCGCTGCTCCGTGGAAGAATTGCGCCCGTCAGATTTCCTTCATTCATGTGCTTTCCTCAATCCTTTCTGCTACTGTGTAACTAATGTTTGCAACCGACAAAGAAACTAGTTTTGTGCCAATCGGATAAGTTGCTCCCGCAATACATTTTTCTCCGATTGCCCCTTTCAGGGCGGCGGTTACAAAAGCTGTTGTTCGCAGTTTGGTGCAATTATAAGTGGTTTTAGTCTCTGCCTGAACATTAATTCCAACACCTGCGGCAGTTAAAGGGGGCAGGATAAATACACCTTCCTCTGTGTAATGATACGGGAAAGATACTGTGAGACTGGCAGGACCATCCTCGTTTTCGTGGTATTTTACCCTTTCTACTCCCCAAATCATTTTTACCGCGGAGACAATATCTTTGTAGGTTGCGTTAGAGGTGTTTGCCAGAATTTTGTATTTAAGATACTTTCGATACCTCGAGTCGTCAATCACATCGAATTCCAAGTTTCCAGCTTGGGTTGCCAGAAGCCCTGCGTCCGCACGGGAAAGCACCACAATATCACCGATACGGTCGAGCTGCACTCCCTGTGCCTTATCCACATCCAAAATCAGTTTCATCTGCTCCAAGCAGGAGAAAATCTGCTCAAACTGCCTGTCCCAGCATTGGCACAAGGCTTCTATCTTTGGCTTCCCTCTGAACTGCCACGGAAAATCTTCTATTATTGGCTTCATCTGAGTTCCACCTCAATCCGTTTTTCCTCCACCAGAATCCTTTGCCGCACATCAGCAGCAATGTTTTTGTTTTCCCCATATTCTCTGCTTTCCGGTGTTTTTCCAGTATCGGTAGTCGCAAAGGTTTTCACGTCGATATACCCGATGCCGGTTACACTGCGGTACACATCCCCCAGCAATTCCTGGATGAACAAGGTTTTGCCCGGGAGGATTTCCTCACACTGAGAAACGAGGCTTTCCTTCACAAGGTCAGCATAGTTCGGCGGCAAGGCTTCTTTTCGGCTTGGTGTGAGTGATACTTTGAGCCACGCGTACACCGGCTGAGGACGATTGAAGCAAACCTCTACCGGCTGGCTGTCATCGCTTGGCACCTCAACCTTTGTTGAGCCGTATGTCTGGATTCCTCCTGCTTTTTGCTCTAAAATCGCTCTCGCAATCTCCATGTCAGAACCGCCAGAAACAACAACCTCGATGCTGTGCGGGGGTCTGCCGTACTCATCTATCAAGTTTGTCTTGTTGTCGTAGCACCGCACCGATGTTACACCCTGCACACTATCGAGAATGGAGGATTCAATTGAGTTTGTCATCCTTGCTGCATGGGCCGAAATACGCTTGATATACGATTGCCTCAGTTCTGTATCCGTTTCCCTCATTCTGCCAAGCACCGGCTCAATCAGATTGGTGCAGAACAAGAATCCCGGTCGGTTTGTCACAATCTTTGTGATGGAGCCGTTTGGCAACTGGTATTTGCCGAATTCCTGGGATTCAAATGTAATCAAGCTGGAAACGCTCGCTGTCGTCATATTTTCGCTCAGTAGGAGAACATTGCTTTTCTGAAGGTTTTTATCCTCAATCAGCAACTTTCCTTCCTGTACGGTAGCGATATAGCTTTCCTTCGGGAGTTTATCCGCAAGCCCTTGCAAGATATCCCGTTCCTTTGGGTCCTTGCCACTGCTGATACTGTATAATTCCCCATTGATTCCGATAGTATAAATATCATTCCTGCCGACAGAAATGATTTTAATAAGTACCCGGTTGAAAGATTGGCGCGTAATTGCCTTATCTTCTGAGCACAAGAACAAGGTCGGCGGCTGGGTAATGGAGGAAATTAGTGTGCCGGCTGGAATGGCAGAGCCATCATCACCGGTGCAAAGAATACTGTAAAAAGTCTTTTGGTCTGCAATTCTCCGCAATCCAGCAAACTGCACTGCGTTGTCGAGACTAATTCCTTGTGCGCTGGCCGGGTAAAAAGAGTGGTACACCTCCTGCATCACTTCCCACAATTCTGCCAGCCGGTCTGCCTGTACTGTGAGCAGTACATTCAAAAAGGATTCCGGGTTTTCCATCGTGTTAAATCCCCATGCCCTAGACAGCTCTTGATGCTCCTCTTTGTAGATGGCATCCATCCTTTTGGGGATAAATCCTGTTGGAGTCACCCCATAATTAGAGCTCATCAATCATCACCTCCTCTTCGATCGCCCCTTGCGTCGTCTGCGCTCGGAAAGTCACTGTGCAGATTCGCAGACGTTTGTTAATTTGAATCCTGATGTCTTCTACCCCAACTACCTCCTCCACGCTCAAAATTTGCTCGCGGAACAGCTGCTCAATCACAGCTATGTTAGGGTTTTTTACAAAAACCTCGCTAAAGTACGGAAGCCCCAAAAAGGAACCAAACTTCCATTCTCCTAAAAACCAGCGCAGTCGTATTAAAATAGCCTGTCGAACCGAATCCGTCAGGCTAACATCTCCGTTAGGAGTAAGGTATAAATCCCCATTTTTATCCAGCAGAAGGTCTTTCAATTGCCAGTCCTCCTTTCCTGTTATGCGCTTGGCGGACCAGATATCCCCTCACCGCCTGCAACACCGGTGTGCGTGTGATTTTGCAAGCTGATTCCAGCACCAATCACATCTCCTTGCGCGGTGATTTTTCCGCTTACAGTAAGGTTTCCTATTAGGTCGGCGCCGCTTCCGGTGATAGTCAGGGTAGTTCCTGCATTTTTCAGCGTGATGGTTCCACCCTTCATCTGCATAAGCTGATTGTCATTGCGCTTTACTAGTACCTCATCATTGGAAAACATGGCGCGAGAATCTTTCTGCCGGATGATGATGGCATCCTTGCTTTGTGCCTCCTGCATCAGGGCGTTAGGCTTGCGGCATACACCCATGATGGCAATGGCATTTGTCAAGTCATGCTTTAAGTCCGGCAAATCCTCGCCTCCACTCCTCCACGCATCCAGCGCCTGCTCAGAAAAGAGGAGCAAGCAGCCATCCCCCGGCTTTACCGGGAAACAGATGCAGCTTTCTTGCGTGCTGCTTTGCTGGAAGTGTACCGGAACCTTTGCGATTTGTGGGTAATCCACCTTCTGCCCGTCTGGGCGCTTGATTTTCCCGATAGGCTTTACGATGGCAGTGCATTTGGCTGCATCGAAGGAAACGATTTCCCCTGGGATGCAGGTGTGTACTCCATCCAATGATTCGCTGATGGTTTCTTTTACCTGTTGAACAAATTCTTGCATCATAATACTTTCTCTTTTCTCCGAAAATATTCTTTCCACTATTGACAATACGTGCAATACGTGTTATACTATTATTAAAGGAGGGAAAACCATGAAAGACAAAGACCTGCTCAAACTCTTGATAAAAAACGGATGGGAAATAAAGAGAATCCAAGGCAGTCACCACGTCTTACAAAAAGATGAACAAATCGAAGTCATACCCATCCATGGAAAAGATGTTCCAACTGGGCTTCTAAACAAAATCTTAAAAAGGGCGGGGCTGAAATAAGCCCCCTCCCCTTTCGACTATAGATATAAAAGGGAGGTTTTATTATGTTATTTCTTTATCCGGCTGTTTTTCACCAAGAAGACAATTCCTATTGGGTAGAGTTTCCTGATTTAGAAGGTTGTCAAAGTTTCGGAGATACACTCAACGAAACAATGGGAAACGCTCAGGAAGCGCTTTCTGCTTATTTGCTCACTTTATTTTCTGAAGGTAAAACCATTCCTTCCGCTTCGGAGCTCTCTTCTATTGCGGTTCCTGAAGATGGTTTTATCAATCTGGTTTCCTGCAATTTAAACTATAATAACCAGACAAAGGCGATAAAAAAGACGCTCACCATTCCTGCATGGTTGAATGAACAAGCAGTTGCCAAGGGCATCAATTTTTCCCAAACTCTACAAGAAGCTCTTATTTATAAACTACAGCACAAATAATCTTTAAACGAAAAAGAAGGCACTGAAAAAGTGTCTTCTTTTTTTACTCCGCTTCTACAATCTTAGCTACACAAACCCAATCTCCTGCCATGTTATCTCCTTGCAGTTTTACTGACTTTACCCGGAAGATTCCGTTGGCGGCTTTGCTTTGCAGCTGTACCAAATCATTCACTCCAATGGCCGCGTTGAGAAAATACCGGATTTCCCATCCTGCCTGAGCTTTGTTTTTGGAGCTGTTCTCCTCTGCGCTGCCGGAGTTTTTTTCTGATTGTGTCAGCTTTTTGGGGCTCCCGATCAGCCCCGTTTGCGAACTAATAAGGTGAGCGATGGTCGAAATCGGTTCATTTGATTTAGTTACCTGAATCACTCCGTTTTGGATAGTCCATGTCAGATTGTTTGAAGCACAAACCTTGTCTAGCACATTTTTGGCAAGCCCCACATAGCTGTAGCTTTCCAGCGGCTTAAAGCTAGCCCCCGGAGAAAAAGTGATGGGCAATCCCATCTGTCCGGCCGCATCCTGCAAAATCAGTTTAGAGTCAGTTGATTGCAGATAGCCTAATGTCACATAGCTATCTCGGAGTTCCTTTCTCCCATCCAACACATCAATAGTAGTCTTTTGGTCCGCCCCATCATCCTCCGTTACAACATTGGTGACGGTTCCGGTGAGAACCAGCGGCATATTCCCTCTGTATCCTGCATTAAGGGTAACAACGCAATCCTTTTCCTCCAGCGCCGATTTGTGGGTTGGATTTAAATTCCAAAGGGATATTTTTGCAGTGTTCGGGCTTGCCACATCGGATTTTTCCACAGAAAATTGGATGCGTAGCTCGTTTGCTCCAAATCCGATTCCCCCTGCCTGCCCTGCCGAAAACTGATAGGATCGAATCCAGTTATTCAAATAATTCCCTCCTCAGCGCCTTAATGTCCTCTGCCGGGAAAAAGATAAGCTGAGCACGATTCTCTTTAAAATCATCTCGTCCAATGTTTTGCTTTGTGGATAACGCACCAAACAGCCCTTCTGGCAGTCCATGGCAGAGGGAGAAGAAATTAAGCGGCGAATTTGGAACAATCTTGATTCCTTGCACATACGGATTCTGATTATGGTCGAAGATTCCGTATGTCCAGTAATCTCCAGAGAAATTGTAACTGAAGCGGATGAGGTATTCCTTCCCAGCCAGAACAACACGCGAAAAGCTGTCGTTATAGTCTGGAACAGTAATTACTGTAATCATCGAACCCCTCCCCACAATCCCACAATGTTTTCTACTTCATTTTCAAACCCTTCCTTGCCAAACAGGCTTGTCATTACCTGGTGGGCGATTGAGCCTTTTCCACCTCCGCTCAAACTGTCAGAAGCGCTACTGTTACTGCCTACGATGTTGCTTGCCCCTCCTGAGCTCCCATAAGGTGTTGTGCTTGCGGTGCCGGCAGTTGTCCCGGTATCTCCCCCTCGCCCGTACTCTGATGGTATTGTCACGGTTTTGGAGGAGGTTGTTAACACCTCTTTAAGGGTAATTGGAATTTCCAAAGATGTTTTGGTGGACACATCGTAAGGCAAAGAAAGGCTTGTGATGCCCATGTTTTTGAAAATGCCTTTCGAGGAGGTAACGGTAATCAGTTCTCTCCTTGTGTATAGTTCCTGGAACCGAGCCGCCACCTGCTGCACTCTTGTCGGAGAAGCGCCAGATCGGAATGTGACGGGGGTGTTGCTGACAATCACCGTCAGTGTCAGTGTTTTTGGTTTTAGAATAATTGTGTCCTGAACGGAAAATCCGTCCTCTACCGGATAGTCTGGGATTTCAGTTTCTAACTCGAGTTCGTGGTGAATTAATGCGTCGCACTCAATACCTCCTATATTCACTGGTTGTGGTCTCACATTATCCCTCCCATCATCGTCCTGTAGCAAGAGCTCTGGCGGCTTCCTCGGAACTATCGTTCACAGCCCGTCCGGTCATTTCAGCACCCTTCTGCTGCATTTCTCTGTCAGAGCCGTTAAAGGTGTTGGTCACATTGTTGTTGATTGTAACATTGTTGGTCTTGTTTCCTCCTCCAACCGAAGCGGCTGCGGTAGCGGTCTGGACAGTGCCATCCTTTGTCAGCCAGTCTGCCCCTTTTTGGAGGGTATTTCCAACCTTACCAACAAACTCTCCGAAAGCACTTCCTTTTAACCGTTCCCACTTTTCCTTGAACCAGTCAATCAAATCTCCCAGCGCACCGATCGCCGCCGCAATTCCTTCTACGAATGCCCTGACCCATTGACCAAGCCAACCGATTACGCTTTTAATAATTTCCCACGCTTTTTTTGCAAACCTTGCAACAGAATCAATACCGTTTTGGATTTTCTCTCTGGCAACATCTGCGTCAATCCCCATTTCTTCAAGAAATTCGCCGATGACGCTGGCATCGCCTCGCATAAAGTGAACCAAATCATCAATGGCAAGGGCAATCAGCATAATAACCGCTACCAACGCAAGCGTTTTGAGGTTTGCTATGGTAAGCAATCCGCCGAGGCTTTTAAAGAAGCCGAGAATTTTGCTGGCATTAAGTGCAAGCCAGATAGAGCCAGCAGCCATCGCCGCTAGTTTAAGTAGGTTTTCCATACCTCCCACTTTGTCGGCAACTTTATCCAAAAACGCAACCGCTTTATCAAGCCACCTCATAATCTTGGAGAACAGGTTTGTAAAAAGATACGCCAGCTTTCGAGTTGTGCCGTACTGGGTGTTTATTTTGTCCACCCACAATCCCCACTGATTTCGGATGTTGAGGAGGGCATCTGAAATACTTAAATCCAGCTCATTGAAGGAGGCGTTGATCGTATCAGCGTTGTTTACTGCCGCATTTTTCAGGGCAGCAAGGCTGATTTGTCCCTTTGTTGCCATGTCCTCAAATTGGTCTTTGGTTGCTCCCAGTTCTTTTTCCAGCAGTTTTACATATTCTGGTGCAGTTTCCAACAGTTGCCCGATGGCTCCGCTGTCTACTTTTCCTTTTGCAAAAGATTTATTAAGTGCCTCCTGCAAAGATGCTGTTTCTTCGTTCGATTTTCCGGCTGCCTTAAACAGCTTTGAGGTAAGTTCAGCATAATCCGCCGCATCATCTACTGTGGCAAACAACTCTTTGTTTTCCTGCACCAAGCTGCCGACAAACTTTGCCGTCTCCCCGTAGGACGTGCGGCTGTCGTTGGCTGCTTTTAAAATCCTTTGCTGGATTTCGCTCTGTTCCCCCATTCCTCGAGTAGCATTCCGAATCTGATCGTTGATTCCGTTAAATTCTTCGGAAATCTGTTTAAGCTGGACTAGAGAAAAGCCTAACCCAAGTGCGCCAGCAAGTTTCCTCGCCGTCCCCATGATTTCTTGATAAGTTGTTTTTACCTTTTCCGCCTCAGACCGATGAGCCTTTGTGGACTTCACAATTTCTTTGATTTTTCCCGAGATTTTGTTAAGGATAGTTAAAAGTAATCTATTCTTCCCTTTTGCTCTGGTGGTTTCTTCCGTGTTTTGCTTGTTAGCCTTGAATATTTTTGCCAGAATATCCCGAAGTTTCATGTGGCTTTGAACATTTTGCTGTGCGTTTTCTTTGGATTTTTGTTCTTCATCCGCAATATTTTTCTGTGTCTGCTGTTGCCGGGATACCGATTGATTGATTTGCTGGTGGTTATCGAGGATTTCCTTTGTTGTTTCTCTCTGTTCCTGAAGCTCCTTTGTTACCTCCCTTTCCGGTTGGACTTTCGCAATAATATTGTTAAGGGATTCTTCCCAGCGTTTTTTTGCACCGTTGATGGTCTCCTCTGCTTTTTTCAAAGACTGCTCATCGAGGTCAAAACCAATCGCAATGGCAATATCTCTTATTGTCAATCAATCACCCCCTTCTTATTTCTTCTGCCTGCATCCGCTGTATATCCATGTCTCGGGCATATAACGCATACAGTTTTAGTGCCTCATCCAGTGTATAACAGGTTTCCAGCTCCCACTTGGATGCCATCCCTGCTTTTATGAGAATGTACAGTCGCAGTTCTAGCTCATTAAATTGTTCAATGTCGAGATGCCCGTACTGCTCTGGATCCCCCGCTCCTCCTGCTCCGTCTCGAGCTTGCCAAAGAGGGTAGCGGCTTTCTCGAAAAAACCGCCAAAATTCTCCTTAAGAACATAAAACGCCAAAAGGTACATATCCTGAATCTCTGCGCAGAAAATTTCATCCGCCATTTCCTCAGTCAGATACTCCCCTTTGTCTCTGAGTACAATATTTTTCGAGCAGAGCAGCTTTTTGAGCAGACCCTCAACCTTATCACCACTCACCATTGAAAAGGCATGTGCAATCTGTGGGGCCGCTTCCATCACATTATCATCTAAGCTTAGCTTTTTATCTCCTCCCAGCAGGGGTGCAAGCGCACCCGCCGCCGGCAGAAGCATTCCGGTAAGTTCACCGGAAAGGTTTGCAGCGGTGAAGGCTCCGAAAGGATAAATCAGAAAGTTAATTCCGTTCAGTTTAACTTCCTTTGCCTCCATCCTCCTGCTGTAATTGCTCTGCATTTATACATTGCTCCTTTCAGAATCAGCCGTGTAAAGTACCCACTGACGGCTCCCAGCCTTTTTGCCAAAGTCACTGTTTGGGGTTTTTGCTACCCATGCCTCTTCAGCGGAAAAAATAACTTCTCCGCTCTTCTTTTTGATTAACAAAGGGAACATTTGCAAGTCACCATCACGCAATCTCTGTGCAAGATTGTTCAGAATGCGGTTTGCCTGCACTCCGTACAGGTTAGTGATCGTAACTTTGGAGCATGGATTCGGGTCAAGGGAAACAACAACTGCGCCATCACAGCCGGCGGTCGGAGCCGCCTCCTCTGCCATGTCCTCAACGCTCAAAAAGGCATCATCGGCATATCCAGTCAGGCGGTATGGTCCAAGCCCAATCAGGATATCCTTGCAATTATAAATTACTCGTTCGCTCATGCTTGCCTCCTTAATACTCTAATGTGCCGCGCACCTCTACAAAATGGACTGCACCTGCCAGACGGGCCGTAAACTTACAGCCTTTTAACTGTCTGCTTGCCCTTTCTGCCTGTGTCAACTCCCTCGCCAGAGGTACTGTTACGGTATAACCTGGTATTGCGTTACCGTTATCATCGTACTCTGTCAGGCAGATGCCGCCCATTCTCTGGCCTCGTTTGAGTGCGTAAATTATCTGGTTTTCCACCAGAGCAATGCCTCCGTCGGTGTATGGGATTTTGGGATTAGTGACAAACAGATTGTAGATGCAGTTCTGCATAAAGGCTTTAAGCCACCACATAAACCGCACAGTATCAATCCATTCCCCGCTGACGGTTTTGCCGCCCTGTGTAACGGTTTTTCCACCGTATTCAGTAAAGTAAGAGATGTTCTTTTCCTGCAGGGTGCTCATCTGTGTAGCGGTAAGCTCTGCCACTGACACGCCATGTAAAGACTTAAACGCCCATGTCTCACTGCCCGGTTCAAAGGAAAGGCAGGTAGTGCTGAAGGCCACATTCATGTACTTGTCTGCCTCTGTTTTGTTCGGGCTGTAAATCTCGGAGCTATTCTGATAGGTGCTTGTTTTCAGGCTGCTTGCCTGTTCAACTGTGGTAAAGCAAGCCATTTTCTCATGAGCCTCAGCCCACTTTGCAATATCCTCATGCTTTGCCTTGTCAATTCCTGCTGGACAAATCACAAACCACTCGGTGTTTGCCGATGCTCGCTCCAATGTATCGCTCAATGTTTCCGGGGTTTCCAGATTTTTCACATTGGCCGCTACAAAAATTTTGGATGGATGGGGCTGCTGAGAAAATGCAACGGCCGCCGCATCGTAAACAGCTTCACCTTCTACCCACCCAGCCGCTTTTACCCCTTCCAGAGAAGTATAAGTTCCGATTGCCTTGTAATCATCTAGTTTTTTGGATGCCGGTTCCGGACCGACAATCAGGATGCTTCCAAAACCAGCGATTCCGGTTGCCGGAGCTGCAATCTGAATCTGGATATCCACGATATCGCTTAAATTATTGCTCATTAAGTCTGTGCCTCCTTGCTATAGTTTACTTCTGCGCTTTCAAACCAGCCGCTTGTGTCGGCAGCCTGATCGCTAGTTCCTCCTCCGCTCGGTGTCGGTACGGTGCTATCCTGCCCTGCCGGTGGTGTGGTGCTGGAATGTCCATACACATCATCCACAAAGCTGATGGAGAACTCTTGCATCGCCCGATACTCATACTTAGCATCATTGAGCAAAGCGCTTACATCCACTGTTCTCCCTTCCTCCTGCAAGCAAATGTCATGCTCCCCCAAAAAGTCCTGCCCTGCATCTGAGCCGAGGTAGCGGGCAAAGCCCTGAAGGTCGCTGACAGCCGTATTTCTGGAAGGAGGTGCGCTCATTCCTGGTTTTTTAGCGCCTTTTCTGCCACCAGTGTACAAATTTAGAACAATCCGTCCTGTGCAGTAATATCGCTGGGAGGTTTCTATTTCTCCTGATTCGTCCGGGTGGAGAAAATGCGAAACGTCTGTTAATTTAAGAGCGACAAAAGGATATGGCGGTTTAACCTGGTTGGTTTCACACCATCGGACAGTTGCTCCTGCAAAATATCGCCGAACTAGTTCCTCAACTTTCAACTGTGCTTCTTCTGTTGTCATATCCTCACCACTTCCTGCTCCCCTGCCGGCAGAACCACCCACTGACACTCCCAGTGCCCGATTGGAGTGTGTTCCCATCGTGAAGCCTGCTCACATTCGTACCATTCACCTTGATAATACAGACGGTCTGCTGGGGTTCCTGACTGCTGATTTACGGTGTGTATCTCTGATTTCCCAAAACTTTTCACCCTGCGAAGAGAACGCTCTCCCTCCGGCAAGACTTCCAGTTCTCGAGTGTTCAAAGATTGGATGTTGAACCGCACTGTAATATCTCGATACGGGTGGCATCCATCCTGATCCGCCTTTCCGTAGCGGCGGATGGTGTACTGAGAAGAAAACATCAATCATACTCCCCTTTCTCGCAGATGGTATACGAGATGCTGTCCCTCATTGTACCGGTATCAATCAGCGGACGGTCGTGGCCTTTGTGTTTGATAGTGGAGGGAGCGTTTGGGACAAACTGCCCTTCATTGATGCGATTCTGCACCTTTTGCCGCACGTCCTCTCCAATTGCATTAAAGGCCTGCTGGGAATCTTTTTCTCCTATCAGTGTTTGAGATATTTCGGTTGCCACCATCTCCCTGATTTCCTCCTCGTGCATCTGTACTGTCTGCGCTAAAAATGGGCGGGAGGGGATGGTGCTTGTGCCGAGCTCATTGTATAAAGCAATATCCACAAGGTCGGTTTGAGAGGACATCCCGTTATGCCGTTTTCCCTTCTTCCCTCGTTTCAAACCGACACGCACCTGTTTAGTGGATAAATTTTGAAGTTCCCGAAAGAACCTCTCTCCATCTGTTGTTATTCTGTCGTGTCCTGCCATATCAATCTCTCCGTACCATAATTGGAATAATTGTCTGTCTTAATCGCAAGTATTCCAATCCATAAGTTGTGAGGGACAAGGATGCCTCTGCACCTGTAACACCGGTATTGTTGCCAAAAGAGACAGAGGTTGCGCCCTCTGTATAGGACACAACCCCTGCTCTGTCAGCAATATTTCCAAACGCGCCCTCCGCACCCAATCCAGCCATCTTCATGCGGTGGGCAGTCAGATAAGCAAGCGCCTGCGGATACTGAGCGCCAAACGCTGTTTCGCTCACCAGCTGGCCGGTAAGCTCAAGCCATGTTTGGATAAGCCCGTCAGAAACCTCGGAAAACTCCGGTGCAATCGTGCGCAACAATGTTAAATTGTCCATTACTGCTTGCCTGTGGAACTGCGTCTGGTGCCTTTTGGCTTATCTTCCTCCTGCACTTCTCCTTCTTCGGCCGGTGCCTCTGGCTCAGCGAATTCTCCCGCTACTTCCTCCGAGATTTCAATAGCTCCCCTTTCTCGGAAGAAATCAAGGGTTTCGCTCTTTTCGTATTCAACCGGCAGCGGCCTTGTCTCTCCTGGAAGGAGGAGGACGGTTCCAATGCTGATAATTTTTGTTCCTTTATTGGTGATATTTTTCATGGCCGTAACCTCCTTTTACACACCGACTGCAATAATAGCGGACAGTGGATAGTAAATCATAGCACCGACAACCCTGGCCTCACACGGTACAACGATTTCCAGGTTTTTGTTCTGGGCCGGATGCTGATAGAACGGCATCGGGATTTCAATGGAAAGCTTTTCCACATCGTTCGTGTACAGCAACGCGACGCCCTTTCCGCCGGTCTTGTTTGCGTAAGGATTACTCTCTACTGCGCCGGAATTAAGTTCTGCGCAAGGTACGATTGTGATTCCGTCGAGGTTATCCTGGAGGTATTTCAGTGCGGAAATACCGGTGTCAGGAATTCTCTTGAGGGACAAATCGAGATATACATCGGATGGGATTGCCAGCGTGTCCGGGTGCTCTGTGTTCTGGGTAGCGGCATTTACCTGTCCAATCATTCCACCAACGTCCTTGATGATTTCATCAACGTCCTTGTTTCTCCAGTCCGCTTTGTTTCCAGCACCATTCGGCAAGGAATACAGCGGGATATCGTTGTTTTCGGACAAGATACCTACAAGGTTGTTTTCTTTGTCTCCTTTCCATGCAATTGCATTTGTGAAGCTATCAATGGCATATCGAGCTGCGGAGCCTTTGCGAACATCTAACCCTTTACCAGTCATTTTGGAAGCTCTCATATCCTGTACGCTGTATCCATAGCTAGCGCCGACGCCTTTTACCATAGCAGTTTTGGGCTGACCTTTTACATCTGCACGAGGCAGGTCGGTTGCGTAGTTGCCGATAATCTTGGCAATGCCGGTAGGCTCGTATCCGTAGTAAGTTACGCTTTCTGCTCCTTCCGGAACCTCGTGGGTAACCGGGAACATCTTGAGTGCCGTGAGCTCTGGGAAGATTTTATCGTAAGTCTTAACCTTTACGAAATCAAGTTCCCTCGCAAAATAGATGCTTGCATCCTCGGCGGCATCAAAATTCATCTGTGGGTTGCTTGCAAGGCTGGCAGAAATTCCGGAATTATCAATCGCCTTGCGGTCCTCTGCGCTGAATGCAGTGTGCTGTGTTTTGTTCATTGTGTTTCCTCCTTATTTCTGTGCATAAAGCTCGATTGGGGCGATATCCGCCGAATCCTTGCCGCCCAAGAAGCGTGCATTGAGCTGCAGGGTGTTTGTGCTGTCTGCCGCCGTTTTAAAGCAGCCTAAGCCGTCACCGTTGATAACCAGGTGCACTGGGTCTCCATATTTAGGGGTTGCACCTTTTACGATACGCACCCAAATTCTGCCGTAGCGCATCACGCTGACGGTGGTTTTTGGATTTAAGGTAATGTCTCCCTTCATATCCATTTCCCGCACATCGTTCATGACAACTCCCTCAAACTTTTCGGCAGTTGCCCCGGTCGCTGGCAGCTTCACTGTCTTTCCTTCCTGCGTGCCTCGTACCACACCCATGCCGGGTTTAAGTGTAGCGGATTCGTTCATTCTGCTGTCCACAACATGGTCAGTTAAATCATACAGTCCGCCCGCTACGCCGGCAGGAGCAGACTGAGAGTAGTTTGTCCACATGCTCATTACTTGTTACCTCCGTCCATTTTTTCAATCATTCTTCTTCTGGCCTCGAACTGCCCTCCAATATTTTTTTTCGGAGAGGAGTCGCCGCGGAACATCTGCTGGCGCTGGTATTCCACATTTTTTCTTTTGCCAACGCTCTCCTTGGTGATGTCAAACATTGCATTGATATAGGCAGAATCCTTTTTGTCCAGTCGAATGTTTGGGTGTACTTTGCGAATAATTGCCTTTTTGGCTTCCAGCGGCTTCATACTGTCAATGCCGTCCATGTTGAGCTTGTCTGCCAGACGAATCAGCTCAATCTTCTGGTTAATGTACGCATCTACTGCATCGTACTTAGCGCTGTCCATCTTGAGTGGATTCTCCTGATTCTCCTCCTCGTCGGTATGTTCCTCCGAGCCCTGATTCTCCTCCTCGTCTGCGTGGGATTCTTCCTCAGCTTCGTCAAAGTCGATTTTTGCCTGAAGCTGTGCAATATATCCCAGCAGGTTTTCGATGTCCTCATCCTGCTGAGCAATCACACCGTTGGCTTCGTCTATTGTCTCACAGTCGCCAAAAGAGTCGCGGCGGTCACGGCGGTCTTTTACCTCCTGAACCGGATTAGTCTCTTCTCCCTCATCTTCAGTCTGTTCGTCAGACGATGCGGCTTCCTCTTCGTTGTCCTTGTTAGAATTCGCATTCTCCATTCGCTGGGCCTGTCGCTGTTTGTACTCCGCTACCAGTGTTGCAATTTCTTCTGGTGTGAGTCCGTCTTTTCTTGCTTTCGACATTTGGTTTCCTCCTTGTTCTTCCCCGTCGATATTCAAACGGGCTTGTTCTCCTGCCCTTGCCTTTTCCACAAGAGCAAGGTGGTTAATTTGGATATTTCTTTGGATTGCATCGTAATGTTGTCCGTTCCACACTCCAGGAGTTTCCTCCGGTGTCTGGGTGTATCCCAGTGACAATTCACGCAATCCATAGTCCAACGATTCTGCGTCATGTATCACAATCTGAGCGCGGACATTCTCGCCATCCTGCATCCCCTCGCTCAAAATAGTGCCAATGTGCTCCTGCTGTACATTGTCCACATCAACAAGCCCTGCTTCGTGAGTGAGGATAACAGGCTTGCCTTTGTAGCTTGCAAGGCTTTCGGCCGCAAAAACTTCCTCCGGCAACCGCAGTTCCCTGCGGATAGTACCGTCCGGATTGTGATACTCAAAAATGCCCACCCTTGTCAGGATGGGGTTATCAATTAAATATCCCTCTGGCGTGAAATAGGTTTCGCTCAGAGGGATGCTATCAAATCTTTGTTCCATTGTTACTCCTTTTTCTTATACGGCACGACAACATTTCGGGGAAACACCGGGATTGCAGTACACCGGCACCCGTAATCCTCTCCTGGGTGGCAGTGTCTTCCAGTTCTTGGGTCGGAAAGGGGTGGAGAATCCCACGAATATTTGTTACCGTCAAGTTTTCTGTGCTGGTCCCTAACTTTGGAATCCTTTTTGGAGGACCAAATGTACTCCCGGACACCAGCATCCATTTGCTGATGTCTAGTAAGTCGCGCCTGCAGCTTACCTATCTGATCACGAGCAACAAACTTCGCTCGGCTCTCACTTACTTGGCAGGTGTGTTGGATGCGCTTGACCATCTGATCTGTGGCGGTATTGTGTGTAATGTCTTCCCGCAAGATGTCCTTAATTTTCTGGACAAGGTCCTGCGGGTCCGACGAAATCATTTGGATATTTTGCTCAAGCCATTCCTTTAGCAGCTCTTGGTAAAACGCATCATTATAATACTCGGGCAAAACATTTATTCCTAGCGTGCGCTCCACTGATTTTCCCCACCCACGGTTCACCACTCCTCTGACAAGATAGGAGATGGCTTTTATCCGTTCTTCCAAATCGGAGCCGTCTTCCTTTCTTTCTTCTTCAGTTTTAAGGTCGTGCATCATTTTAGTGAGGTATAAATCAATCAGCTGCAATAGCCCTACCGCATCATCTGTGCGAGTCTGTTTGTTTCTGTCCTGCTCGATTGCTTTAACAATCTTCGGCATCCAGCGCAATATCACCTTGTTGTAGCGGCGGTGCAAATTCGCAACCGTCTGCGAATATTGCCTTTCGGCAGAGATTGCATAAGGCGGTACATACTTTGATTTCAGGGTGTCGTGCCCGTAGAACTTCTTCTGGATTTTCTCCTGCAAAGCGATTCGATAAGCAAGATCATTCATTTCTCGCACCGCTTTCTGCGCTTCGTCCCGCTAATTCTGTTATCAGCGCCTCCCAACCTTCCTCTTGTGGGTTTTCCGGCTGATTGTCGAGAATACCTTCAACATCAACTTGCTCATCTCTAGCAAGCGCCTGACGCACCTCTTCGGGCTGTAGCGCCTGCATATCAATGTAGAGCTGTGCCGTTTGCGCCGCTACCTGTGCCCTCTGGGCTTTGGTAAGCTCTACGGTCGCTTTTTCCGTCTCACTCAAACTCCATAATGGGTTGAAGGACGGCTTGATGCTTCCGGGGTCCTTAATGCTTCCATTGTAAACCCCTGCCTGTACAATTGCTTTTATCAGCGTGCGGATGTTTTTCTTGAGCATTCGCTTTTGGATACCCTCCACAAAATTGTAGTAGTTTTCCAAGTCGCTCTCACCGGTTGCATTTTCGCCGGCCGGGGATCGCCCGAACAGGATGGTTTGTGGAATACAGGTAACTGCCGACAAGAGGTTGCAGGTGCTTTCCAAAATTTCTTTTGCGCCGGTCATCTGGAAGGTCTTGAAATCGTAATCTTCCCCATCCATATCAACGGAGATGCTGTTCATCATTCCTCGCGCCTCGTCAATCACCCTCAGCCTTTTAAGGATTTGGTCATCTCCTCCCGGAGAGGCAAGGGTGCTTTGAAGGTTTCGCTGTTTATATACCGGTTGCACGCTTTTTTCAATCATGTTGGCCGCATTAGTGTGCGTCTTCAGCGCCCGTGATAAATCTTTCTTAATTCTTAAGTATTCTGGCAATCCCCAGTAAAAATACTGCTGCGCTGTGCCATATTCTGGTAAACTGCCATTTTTGAAAACCAAGCACCTGCTACGATGCACACGAAAAGTGCCACCGTAGGCACTGGAAACGTCAAAGTATTCCGCTTTTCCTGTCCGATAAGTGTCAGGGTCTAACTGCACGATTGCTCGCTCGTACACACGCAATTCTTCGACAGAGCGGATGTCCTGCCAATTTACCGGTTCTTCCAGCCCTCTGCCGTCGTCCATTAGCATAACCATAATAGAGCCACCAAACAGCCTTGCCCAGCGAATTGCCATTACTGCCTTTTCTTCCCAGTCCAGTCGGTCCAGTGCATCATCCAAATATCTTTTCAAGTCCTCATCAGAAACATTGTATTCCATGCCGCGTTTCAATGCTTCCTCCGCCGGACGGTCTATAATCTTACTAAAAAGCCCGTTGTATTGATACTTTTCGGCAAGGTCATAATCTGGTATCCAGATGTTTTCATAGTGCTGTTCCTGCGATTTATACATCTGCATAACATCAGGAAAACTATCTGCTCTATACTCCAAATCCTTCCCTCCTCGTTAAATCAATCCTTCCATCGTGAAGGAAGATGAGTTGTAATAGGTGTTCGCCTGCGTCTGTGCGTCCACTTGGTCATCGTTTGCACCGTTTGGGAACACCGCGTGTTCCTCAACAAAATCATGTACCCACGGGGCAATGGACGGATCTGGCAAGTAAACATTCCCCGCTTCCGCTACCGCCGTTACAGCATTGGCGCGGACAATCTTGCCGCCTTCCGGCTCCACTGGTATCAGTCCCGGGATTTCCTTGCGCAGCACATCAATAACTGCCGTGCCGTTTGCCTTGTCCTCCACGAGTTTGCGAATTGCCTGCGGCCACTTGGCGGACAGAGAGCGGATAGAGCGTAGCGTCTCTGTAAAGCTCATGCGTCCACGCACCTGATCGAGCAAGTAACGACTGCTCCCCTTTCTCGCCCAAACCTGCCCCACAACATAGTCGGAAGACTGAGCATCTTTGAAAGTGCAGTCCCATGACTGAACAAAATCATAAAGCCCATCCGGCAGGGCCTTGTAGTAGTTCCACCACTCACGCTTGAAGGTTCCGCCTTCGCCCGGTGTCGGGTGCTGCTGATACAGCGCTGCCCAATCCCGGCTTCCCGCAGTTGCTTTCATAGCCGCAAGAGCTTTTTCGTCATATTTCCACTTCCACAAGGCTTCTCCTTCTTGCCGCACATCGTAAGGTTTGGGCGGATATTCGCAGACGGCTGGCAATTCCAGTATTGTCCACTGGTCCGCACCTTCTTGAGCTGCTTTGAGCAGCTTGCCCGCCAAATCATCCTCATGCCATCTTGTTAAGGTCAACAAAATGCACCCATCTTTTTCCAGACGGGTGTAGAGGGTGGATGTATACCAATCATATGTTTTTTCTCGCATGGTAGCACTATCAGCGTCTTCGCGGTTTTTTACCGGGTCATCAATGATGATATACTCACCACCCATACCAGTGATACCACCGCCAACACCGGAGGAGCGATAAGTTCCTTTTTTGTCTACAACTTCAAACATATTGTTGTTTCGTGTGTAGCGGGTTTCGTAAAATCTCCGGGTGTGCTGGTTGCTCAACTGTGTGCCCGGAAACAGCTCCAAATATCGTTCGCTATCAATCAGCCTTTGTACATCTCGGTTCATTCGGCTGGCGAGGTCGGCAGAATAGGAGCAGGAAATGATAGAGGTATCTGGATTGCGCCCCAGAAGATATGCCGGAAACTTACGGCTTACCAACTCACTTTTGCCATGTCGAGGGGGCATAAACACCATAAGCCGGCGGATTTCCTTACACGCCAGCTTGTCCAGATAATCGCATAAGAGCTGATGATGCCAATTCATCTGGTAGCTATCATCGACATACAGCACAAAATCCCCCATCGTTCTTCTGGCAAGCTCTCGCCGAGCTTCTTCCATCAGCACTTGCCTTTGCTCTTTTGTCACTGTTGCCGTTCCCCTTCCATAAATTGCCGCAGTTCCTCGCTGCTGATTTCCTTTAATACCCGCTCATGGGTGTTTTCTTCCTTCGGCATCTGGGCTTTTTGAGTTCGTAATACTCGTAATTCACTTAAATACTGCCTTTTTTCCTTTTGTACTTTAGTAAGCTCTGCCTGAAGTTTCTGGATAACATCAAATACGTCTCGGGTTTTTGTTGTTGTCTCAACCTGTTTTGAGCGGCTATCCTTTGCTCCTTCGTTTTCCACCACTCGGCGCGTCACACCATCCAGCGATAGCCCATTCTTCTGATCTTGATATCTTTGAATGGATTCCATCAGTTGTCGCTCCCTGCTAGTCAAGAGGATGATTTCATCAATGATGATAGATTCTTCGTCCGCAAAATCCATCCTTTGCAATCGCTCTAACTCATTTTGCGGTATCATGTCGATTGTAGGGTTTGCATACAGCCCGTGAATGTAGCGGTTCTGATTGCCTTTTTGTCCTCCCCGCTTTCTCTTTTCTGTTGTTGATTGATTGGTAACGTTACCATTCGATATGGTAATGTTTGGTAACGCTTCCTTACTCTCCCAATTGTCCTGATTTTTCCATTTTCGGACCTGTGTCTCTGATACACCCAGCTCCTCCGAGATGTCCTTCATCGTGCGACTTTTTCCGGACTTTATCCACAATTCAAACGCCTTGTCTCGGTTTGGGCTTCTCGGCCTCGGCACCTCTCACCACCTCTCTATCTGTTCAATTCGAACCTTTATTTTAAAATCATTTTGTTGCACCTGTTTTGTCCGTTCTGCGTGTAAAAAAATAAAAAAACGGAGTATCACCCAAAGCCAGCAGAAGTTTGATTACATACTGGCCAACAATCATAGCAGGCAAGTTGTCCACAACACCATAAAAAGCAATCGCAATAAAAATAATCGTGTCCACAAACTGGCTTGTCATGGTGCTCGCATTGTTTCTAAGCCACTTTTTCTCCCCGTTACATTTTTCCTTTAACGCATGAAATAAATATACATCCAAAAACTGGCTGACACTAAATGCTCCTAAAGATGCCAATGTCATTCGCAATCCCTGATTTAAAACAAGCTGTAGCGATTCCTGTAGGGGTCTGCTAACCTCCTGCGGCGGAATTGCCAGAGACAGGTATCCAAGTGCCAGAAACACCAACTGTACGATAATACCGATTTTGACGCACTCGTTTGCCGCTTCTTTTCCCCAAACCTCTCCGATAATGTCCGTAGAAAGGAAGGTCAGCGGATAGGTGACGATTGCTCCTGCTACGGTAAAGCCCAGCACGGTGATGATTTTGCCCCCAAACAGATTGGACATTACTAGCCCAATCATAAAAATGCTATTTAATAAAATCAGGTTGAAATTTGTTTTTCTCATTTTCTTGCTCCATCCATATATTTTTGGAATTTTACCCATTCCCCCATGTTGTGAGAAACGAGTTTTCCCAGATTCACCTTTCTGCCCTTTTTGTCCAACTGCCTTGTCTCGATGTGATCTTTATTGAAAGTGTGCATCTGCTGTCCTCTGGCGGCCGCAACGGTCCACGAGGCACTATCCACAGAGTAAAATTCGTATTCGTTTAGTGATTTGGTTTTTGTGAATCCCAGTCCATGTACCTTTACTCCCCGGACCGCTGCATAGTGTACCAGCTTCTTTATCAGCTCATACTCCTGCTTCTTTACGTGGAATACTAGCCCTCCGATTGCAACATATTTGTATTCCCTGCACATCTTCTTCCAGTATTCCACCCCGCGCCCCTTGTGCCAGACAGGGATGCACTGCCTGCCGGCTGCCCGCTCCATCTTTCTGCGCCATTCCTCTACTTTTGCCAGCCCGAAAATGTTGTCCACATCAATTTCGATAAAATACTTCACCTTGTACTTCACGATAAAATCAATGTAGCGGTCCACATAGGATTCCATCTGCTCCAGCGTCACCTTCTGGCCGTTCATGTAGCTGAATGCTCCACTGTCCAGCAGGAAGTTGTCGTTTCCGACCGCCTGCATCGCCTTCAGGCAGGCTTTTTCTCCGTTGAAGAAGGTTTCCAGCACATATCTTGGTTGATATTTTTGGAAAGCCTCCTCTCTGGTTTCCCGGGACATTCCTTGTCCGGTGGACGCGAGAAATATCCTCATGGTGTAAACTCCTTTCCGCAGTGCGGGCATGTAATCTTTTTGGGCGTCCTATCCTTTACGATTTCAGTGTCTTGCAAAAAGTCCTCGTCGCTTACACTCAGCTCATCCAGCTCCATGTCCGGGAAATCAAACACCGTCATATCGATATTCAAAATCTCCGCCAGTTCATCCGCCAATTTATCCGGGTCCCATGAGGAGAATTCCGCCACTTTATTATCCGCCAGCCGGAACGCTTTTACTTGCTCCTCCGACAAATCACTCACGCAGATACAGGGTACTTCTTCCAGTTCCAACTCCTTCGCCGCCAGTTTTCTAGTGTGCCCAGCAATGATTACATCGTTTTCATCGATAAGGATTGGCACTTTAAATCCAAACTGTCGGATTGATTCCGCAACCCTCTCCACCGCATCCTCATTATTTCTCGGATTGTTCTCATACTCTTTGAGTTCGTCGAGTCTGCGATAGACAATTTTTAAGTCTTCCATCGTTTTCCTCCTGATACAACAAAAGGGCCGCTCCTTCCGGCGCGAACCCTTCATTTTTTTTGCTGCAGGCAGAAAAAAAGCCGCACCTTTTACAGTACAGCTTTTTCTCTAGGGCAATATGCGTTTTCACTCACATTTGGCAGCATATTTATTATAGCACACTATTTCCTCCGTGATTCCCATTATTTTCCCATGTTTCCTCTTGGCAAAAATCGTAGAAGATGTCTGCACCAAAGAGCATGGCGGAAAGTTCTTCGATTGCCATATCAATATCCCGGAAAACCGTACTCTTTGAAATGGATTCTTCTTCCATGATTTTCTGATATGGTTTCTGCTCCACTGTGCAGGCAACCAGCACCCGGTAGCGTCTCTGCTTTTCGATGGAGCCATCCTCACACTCTTTTTTGTATAAATCTAACATACTCTCTGTGTGCTCTATCAGCGTAGCTGTTTTCCCTGCGGACAGCATTACCGATTCCACATAAGCATCCTGTTTTTCCGAGATTTGTTGAGTATATGCAGCAACATCCTCCTGGGACGATTCCAGCACCTTGCGCACATCAAAAATGGATTTTTCTGAGCTGTGCTTAAACTCCCGCAGATGCTCTAAAAGCAATTTGGTGTTTCTTAATCTCCAATCTCGCCTTTCTTTTTTCGTCTTTTTTTTCTGTATTTTTAATGTTTCCAATGCTACCTTTGCGGCCTGTTCTGCTGCAATTCTGATGATTTCCTCTTCTGTCAGTCCCATAACCTTGCCTCCCCCTTGATACAAAGATGTTTATCTGGTAAACTAATGTTGTCACACATTTTCTTGCAGAGGGGGAGGGCTTCGGCTCTCCCTTTTTCGTTGCTATTTTTTAGGCTTATGTGGTTTTGATTCTGTGATTTCTATTGCAACAACCATATTATCAATCCGGGCATCCATACAAGGGATCGCATAATGCTGCGTACTGTTAAGCTCCTCTGATGTTAAATCAAAATACAGAATCCGTCTTGTTGGGTCAATCTCCATGTTGCACTCGTTCTCCGTAAACGCTTCAATGTCTCTTGGAGTTAGTTGGTCTGGATAAAACGCTAAAACATTCTTTCCAAACTGATTTCCGATGACCGCAAAAGAAATATGTCCTATGTATGGTCCGCATTGCAACGTCACCCGAACTGTTTGCTCCCAGTCCTGAAGATTGGATATGTTGTTATAAAATTTCACCGTGATTTACCTTCTTCCTTAGTCATCCGTCAACCCCGACTCCTTTCTGTTATCCATCGCCGATCGAAAGAGCGCATTATTTTCCCGCTGGAGCTCATCCAGCTTATCCGCGGCCTCTCTGAGCACTCTGCATCCATGGATACCGCAGTTGTGCTCAAATCCGCACCCAAGGCAATTCAGGGTGCCCGTGTTCACTGCCATCCGGCGCAGGGATTTGATGATGTTTTCGATTTGCATTTTATTCCTCCGTGATAGTATCAAACGCTGTTACGCTGTCCAGCGCGTCCGCGCGCTTCTTCTCTTCGTCTTCCCGCTCCTTTTCGCGGGCGGCCTGCGCCCGCTCGTTCAGCATGGTTCTTCGCCGCCTTCCCCGAAAAGGTCTTGCGCGATCCGGTTGTATTCCTCAAAAATCCGGTCAAAGGCGGCCTTCCACGCTTCGCCATGCTCCCGATCTTCCGGCGTGGCGACATGCGCCAATTCGTGCGCGAATATTTCAACGCCTGCCGCAATGGGGATTTCTCCGGATACCTCCACAACGGGCGGCGATCCGTCTTCTGGAAAGGTTGTCACCCCGCAAGCCGCACCGCCGCTTCCGTCTTCTATTTCCGGCACAAAATAGGCCGCATATTCCCGTTCGTGGTAAAGGTTCTCGAATGCCAGCGCAACCAACGCGAACGGATCGTTTGCAAAGGGCGATACCAGCCGCCCCGCGCCCGCGGTCAACATTTCTTCCCGCCGTGGCGATATGGGCGGGTTTTGTTGTATTCGTGCTTGATGTTTTCGGTTTGCATTTTTTATTTTTCCTCCTCTAAAAAGTCAAATACCACCTTGTTTGTGCCTTGCTCTATGATTCCCAAACCTTTGCAGTGAGGACATTCCACCAACGGCTTGTTAATTTCAGAAATCACATAATCAAGCCATTTCTGCATCTTTTCTTGAAGTTCCTTTTCACTGTTGGCACACATTTTAGGGATAGGGGTGTAGCCTTTATACTTTCTTTCCTCAGATGTCATTTCTAACACAGTGGTGTTGCTTCTGTATTCTACGATTGATGTATGGAGTTTTTCCCGCTCTTTTTTCGTCTTGGCGAACAAATTTTGATATGTGATTTTTTCAGGGCTGTATAAGGGGATTAACTTTTTCACCTCGAAGCAAAAATCAAAATCACTGGTAATTTTCGCTACTCTCAAATCAATATGCTCTTTTACATACTGCCGTGTAATGTCATAGACCTGCTTTGATGTAAAATGGCAAGGACGATTATGGATAAGGACAGGGGGGACAAGCATCTCGTCTAAGGCATAATGGCTAATACTATTGTTTGTGATTTTGTATAAATCATTACCCCCTCCACACCCAATTCCTTCAAAGCAAATCTGCGGCGGCTGCTCGAAGTCATCGACATTCATGATAACTTCCCACTCGACTTCCACATCTTCAAATTCTTCCGGCGTTAAATCATATTCGTATTTGTAGAATCTGGAAAGTCTGAAACATCCATCTTCGAAATACAAATCATAATCGTCACCAGAATAGTCGCTTGGAACAACTTCTAAAAGTTTCCCTTTCATTTCAGGAGAAACTAATTCCCACCTAGCGTTGATTCTTTCTTGATGGCTTTTTCGTTGGATTTTGGTAGGGCGATTGGGGATGTAATACCAATCTCTCTTGTAGCTTTCTTTCGGCTGTTCTCCGTCAAAGTACAGGTGCTTTAATGGAGAATCGTATCCATATCCTTTTTTCGCAAAGATAAAACACCCATTACCAGTGTCAATCATTTTTGCTTTAATGGCTTTTTCTTCCATTATTCTTCCTCCTTTGGCTCAAAGCAACTGCAAAAATCGTTGGATTTTGTTAATTCCTGCCGATAACAATCTCCACCATTCCAGTTTTTACACTCCCCACACCTTCCAATCGGCAGGGTAGGGCGGGTGTTCCAATCCGCAATAGCGTATATCAATTCTCCATACTCAGGGCGAATATCGCTTCCGATGCAGGTTCCATCTTTGCAGCAAATTGAGTACAACCCAGCTTCCTCGACCAATACTGCTTCGCCTCCGCAGAATGGGCACGGTAATATAATTGCTCTGTTGGTACATTCCTCCTGCGCTTTCTTATCGCCCATCAAAGCACGGCGAATGAGTTCTTTTTCGGTCATATCGAACAGCTCCTTTCATCAAATTGCCGCTATATTCAAGGCGGTTAAAAGCCGATCCGTTACTTGCTTTCGGTGCAACTGCTTCAAGATCGTTTCTTCGTTTGCGTTGAAATTCGACCGAAGTATTACAAAGTACCGCAATTCGGGATTTACCCGCTGGCGGATATCCAGCATAAACAAAAGCCGATCTGTTACTTCTGAATTAATTGAGTAGACGGCGATTTCGCCAGTCGACTTGTCTATTTCTCTGCACAAGCAAATTAATACTTCTGCCAATTTTATTCCTCCTGCTTTGTAAGTTCTGGGGCTGGCGGCAACGGCATCCATGCTAAAATCTCTAAATCCGTACACTCCGGGTACTCGCTCACAATCCATCCCTCATCCGGGATGTACTCTGCTATGCAGTAAACCCGATCCAGAGTGATATTGGGTTGCGGCTTGCCAGATACGATTGCCAGCACTCCAATATATGGATCCGGCAACCTTTTTTTCGGATTTCGCCATCTCTGTGCCGCCTGAAGCTGCTGGATTACTTCGTAGGCCTCATACAGGAAGCCGCTCATTCTGTTTGAGGTGCTCTTTTTAAGTGCTTGTTCGAGCAGCCACTCTTTGAGATGTTCGATTGCAACTGAGTTGTGTGTCATTTTCTTCTTCGCCGCCGACACTCTGCGTAGCATCGGCGGACCTCCTTTTTTGCGTAAATTTTAATGTGGATCCACAGCCCGGCTTTTTCCTGCTTGCTGATTTCTGGCAGGCGCTTTATGTTTACCTTTGCAATCGCATCCACGATTTCGGGCAAGCTCCATGCCAGTACATCCAAATTGCATTCTTGCCAAATCACCTTGTCGATGATGGCGTCGGCCACAATATGGATTTCGTGCCGGATACTTGCGGCGATCAGCTGCGTCTGCGGCTCCAGATGCCGGATTGGATCTCTCGCCTCTCTAATCATCGTTGTCCCCCATCAGCAGCGTAATCATAAAGTCTGGGAGATCACAAAACTCCTCTCCCGCTACTCCTACAATGAGGATTGTGCCCACGAGGATATCTCCGCACAAAACTATGTTGTGCGGGAGCCCCAAGAGCTTGCCTTCCTCGTTGCAGAGTACGCAGATGTCCTCGGCGATTGGCAACACCTCGATGTACCCTCCTACAGCTTCCTGCAGGGCGGAAAGTTTATTCTCGATTTCGATTACTTCCGGTTTTTCTCCCGGCTTCTTCATGATAATTTTCATTTTTGGTTCTCCTTTGTTTTATTGTCTTTAATTTTTTGTTCCACGCTTCCCACACACCTGCTTTGTTATGATACCCTAGCATACCTCGCTCCTGAAATTCTTTCAGTTTCATGTTTGCCTCATCTTCTGAGCACTGTTTCATTTCCGCAATCGTTTTCACAAGTTTTTTCCAACTCTGTTTTGGATTGTCTCGGATGCACAAGGAAACTAAAGCTCTGGTGCTTCCTCCAAATTTCATGTTCCAGAATCCTTCTTCTGTTCCGTTTTTTTGGAGGCTGCCAAGCACATAAAGGTTTTCTCGCCTCAAGTCCAGAGGATTCAAGTTTTTGTGCAAAACATTTTGCGACGGCTCTCCGGAGATGATACCGCTCAGTACACGCTTGTTTTCTTTTTCCATCCTCGCCATAACGATTCCTTTGTTGTTAATGCATACTTCTTTTGCCTTCAGAACTTTCTCCATATCTTCTTCTGAAACCATAACAGCAGAGATTTCCCCGGATTCCATCGGATTTACAACAAAGATATTTCTATAAGCCGGTTCCCCTATCGGTTCTGATACCGGATTGATAAACCCCTCGATATACTTGGCCTGACCGGAACTCACAATTTTATAGAACACCTCTCTGGCTTCTCTAATTCTCATCGATACTCTCTCCCTGACTTATCGTGCCGAATCTCTATGCGGTGGATCAGGCTAAATCCCAGAATTCCAAGAAGCTTTTTTATCAGCCGGATTGCTTCTGCGGCAGTATTGTCAATTTCTTCCTGCTCCTTGTCTGCCTTCCTGATTCCCAGGAAGGCAGTCGGATCTTTGTATCCACTTGCGTTGTAAATTGGATTTTTCCGATTATCCATCTCATCACCCCAATTTCTGTTCCATTACGCTCAGGAGCTTCCTTACAGCTCCTCTGACTTTTTCGGCAGTTGGCATCTCCATCCTTGCAATAAGCTGATTGATCTGGTTGTAGTTGTCCTGAAACGACTTGAATTTTTCATCAAAGACAATCAGTTCTTTGCTCTGCTCAATGCTTGCCTTGCTTTGAAGCTGCCTGTTTTTCTCTTCGGCCTCTACAGCTCTCTGTTCAGCCTTTTCTTTTTCAGCCTTTAATTTCTCGACTTCCTGTGCAAAGCGTCTCTCTGCCTGTTTCACGGCCTCTGCTTGAAGCTCCCCAATCATCTGTTGGTCTACTTCCGATTTTTGGTTTTTTAAATTATCCATCTGCCGCTGAAGCTCTTGAACTTTCTTTTCGCTCTCTTTCTGTTTGACTTCTGCTGCCTTTTTCTCCTCCTCCAGCTTTTTGGCTGCATCGATCTTCATCTGGAGGGATTTTTCATATCCTGCATTCTGGTTTACAGTTTTGCTAAGCCGTTCCTGCATCTTCTGCCGCTCAGTAATGGCAATATCAAGCTGTGAGGCACTTTCAGTGATTTGCCGTTCCTTTTCTTCAAGCTGCCTTTTAAGCTCCTTGTTTTCCTGCAAGGCTTCTTTGAGGTCTCGGGTAGACATATTCTCCACATCGTGTTCTGCCACAAACTCCTCTCGCTCCTCTGCCGGAAGCACGGTAAGAGCAAGGGCCTTGGAAACATCCAAATTCATAATCGTCTGCGAATTCGTCATTGTGGTAAACAGGCTGCCTTGATCGTTTCCATACTCCTTGTAAAGCCGCATGAAGTTGTTCGCTGTGGACTGACTATAATTCACATTCTTCTTCAACCAGTTTCCCCACTCTCCGTGCGGAACGAGGTCCTTTGCTTCCAACAGGCGCTCCCCAATTTCAATAGCGCAGCTTACTGCCGTGATTTTTGCCTGCCGATCAAAAGTAACGATTTCTACTGCTAACTGCTGCAGGCGCGCTTCAGACTTAATCTCTTCAAAGCTCATTTCTGTGATTTCCTCAAGGTTCATGTTTTCGATTTTGTCCATCCTTGTTCCCTCCTACGCTGCATTCACTTTAATGCGTTCTTTTTGGTTTTTCTTTGCGTTGACCACTTTGCTCATCCACTGGTCCACAAACTTTTGGACGTCCTTCTGCATTTTGTAACCATTCTCTACATCGTTTCGGTATCCTCGGCACTGGATGAGCTTGTCGTTTTCCCCGAGTTCCAGGGTATAGTACGGTGTGTCCGGCGCCGATTTCTTTCGGATGCAAAACAGTTTGCATCTTCCTTCAGCATAGGATGAGGCATATCCGGCGACACAGTGCTTCAACTTCGTTCCTTCCTGCACCAGCTCTTTTAGCGTTGCAATTGGCCGGATGAGCAGTTCCTCGTCTTCCCATGCATATTTTTGAGCTTCCTGCGCTCTTTTCCGGATTTTTTCTTGGTGGATTTTTTCCTTTTTTTCTTTTACGAGGAGAGTCGTTTCCTCATGTGCTTTTCCCAAATCTTTGGGTCTGAGAATTCTGTCTTCTTTCATGTCATACCCAAGCTTTTGGCAATCTCTCAGATAGTCCAGCCAATCCCCTAAAATCATGTCCGCCCGCCTATCATCCGGAACCCCCGGCCGCAGTTTCTCCTGCTTTTCCAGATAGTTTTCAATCTTTTGGAGGGAAAGGTATTCGGCAAGTCCTGGGAGCCGCATATGATAACCGGATTTTTGGTAGAGCCGGCAGAAAACATCAATATCTGCATTTTGATACTTGATGATTTTTCGATAAGTCTCAACCTGTCCCCAGCTTGGATTGATGCTGAGGATTGCCTTCAACGGCTGTCCTGATATCCCAAACATTTCCGCAGGTGTTTCCCCTTCTGGGATCTTGTGCCCGTACCGGCTCACGCTCTCCTCCAGCATCCGATATAATCCCATCTTTGCCATATACTCCACCTGCAACGGTGTCCGCCAGCAAGCATCAATCAGCAGGCAGGCATCCTCTTTTATGTGCGCCGTTATGTCTTCCAGCGGGATATACCGCAATCTTAAATCCTTTTGTCGGACCACACTAAGGCTTTTCGGGTAAATCTTGCAGGGCATTGAAAACCTTTCATCCACCTCACAAAATCGCATCTCACCAGTCTGGAAGAAATCCTTCCACTCGTAGAAACCGGTATAGCAGTTCTTCTGTGTGCTGTAAAAATATCTCCCGATTTCCTTGTGAAAGTACCGGCTGCTGTCCTTACTTCCGCGACCGTCCATCACTGAAATAACATCGAAATACCGAGCGCACCAACCATCCTTTGTAGGCTGGATATAAGCAAAGTGGCTTTGGTCCTGCATTCGCGCTACCTTGTCCCTGTATTTTCCGTTTGCAATAAGGGTGGCTTCGCTGTGACAATGAGGGCAGATTGCTGTTCCTTTATGCTTGGTTCCTTTGATGTCCACCGTCTGGTTGCAATAGGAACAAAATCCCTTCTGGACTTTTTTGCCCTTCTGGTAATTGTAAAAGATATAGCGATAAGGCTTCATTACCTCATCTTTTACCCAGTCCAGCACCTCCTGCGGCAGCGGGTGTATCTCTTTCATTACCTCATCCACCGCTTTCCTGACTCTATCGTGGCGGCGCGTCAGTTCAGTCTCTCTTACTCTTTTTTGGTAGTTTCTCAAGATCGTTACCCCATCATCTCCCGAGCACACGAAAGGAAACGGGGCGTTATTTTTGCACCAGACCTGTATCAAATTTGTGTCCTCCGGCATCATGTGATATCGCCCACCCCAACCCAGTGCACTTGATATCGTTGCGTCACTTGGTTTTTCCCTGCCCGGGAACTGGGAAAACAATTCGTCCGGTTTTTGGAATGTGCGGTAAATCGGTTCTCTTGTATTGCTGTACACAGTGAGGATTAGTGTGTCACCCTCTGTTTTTGCTTTTGCTAAGTAGTTTTTTATCTCGTATCGATCTTTGATGTATGTCGGTGCTTTTATTATTTCCGGCGCCGGGTCGTATGGAAGCGCCATCCATTCCCGCTTTTCTGCCAAACGCATATTGCCTGCCTCCTACAACAAATCTTCTAAAGAAAAACTAATTTCCAGCGATTCCTCCTGCGGTTTCTCCTTCGGCTCTTCCGGATCAACCTCAAGAGCAGGAGCTTCCGCTTTGCTGATCCCATAAAACTCGCAAACCAGTTTTTCGGAGAGTGCATCGTCCATCTCAAAAAATCCGCCCTTCTGGTGGTTTCTGGCATAGTCTCGAATCTTCTTTGCACAATCTGAAAGTCCCATGCCCTTTTTAGCAAGATCCTGCTCCACGATCTCGGCCGTTCCTTCGCTTTCTTTGCACATCTTCATAAGCTCTAAGCCAACGCAGTGTTCCAAACTACCCTTTTCACACTGCCCCATCTGTTTGTTTAACTGCTCCATTGCCATCGTAATTCCTCCTGTATTCTGAAACGTCTGTGGTTTTGAATGATACTTTGTCAGGATAACCGGCTCAGTTTCCTGATTCTGTTTCTCTTGCGGTGGGCAAAGGGATTTCATCCACTCAAGCCAGCGCCTTGTCTGCCACACCTGAGAGAAGTACATCGGTGTGCACCAAACACATTCCTTTACTTCATCTCCCTGCACAAGCGGCTCTGATATCGCATTTCCAATCTTTACATATCCCGGGCAACCTAATAGCGATAACTGGGTATAGCACATATAAGCCGCTACCGGGTCGATGTCCTGCGCTACAAACATCACGCACTGCTGGTAATTAATCTTCTTTTTCCGGCACACATTAGCAAATGCAACCAGCATCGCCCCAGCTCCACAACAGCAATCACTAACGGATATCCAGCCTTTTTCCTCGATGTTCTTTACTTGCGCATCCATGTTCATCTCTGCCATCAGGTGGCAAATATGGTAGGGCGTGAAGAACTGTCCTTTCCAGTGATTCCCAAGCTCCAGCTGCATGAACATTTTCCCGAGGAAGTCCTGGTCAGGGTTGTTTTCCAGCTCCATTACTGTTTCGGCAAGCAAAACCGGAAAGACTTGTTGCTCCTCTTTGGTGTATCGTTTGATGGTATCCAGATAGAGTTTTTCTCTCACTTCAAAGTGCCGCTTGTCCACTGCGTTGGCTATGGAGATAGCTGCCATCGTGCAGAAATCGCTCCACACTTCCCATGCCTGGTGCCGGTAGAGGAGCTTTTTAAACTCCCCCATAAATCCTGCTGACCGCTTTTCCAGTTGTTGTTGCTGTCGCTTAGACATTTTTACCACCTCCTGCTAAAACAGCCTTGCACAATTCAGGGTTATTTCTACACGGGTTTTTGCACCGAGTAGTTCCACCACAGTCTTTGTATCCGCAATCCGCACAACAGTAATTGCCTTTCCTGCGGTCGCAGTGGAACAGCTTGCACTTTCTACATTGTTTTTGCTTCATAGTCCTCTCCATAGGTTATATACCGTTGCATTGCATCAAAATCCAGTGAGGATTTCAATGTGTTCTGGGTGGTACTCTGTTTTCCTGCGGACTTCTTGTTCCAATGTGAACAGCTTTCCCGAAACTGTTCCGGGCCGGAAATCCCACGCTCTAAGCAGCTGTCCAGCACCGCCCGAACATACCTCCACCCTTTTGCTCCTGCTAATGCAGAATATTCTATCGTTGCTTTCATCAGCTCCGGAGATACTTTTTGCAAATAAACATCAATTTCCTTCGCTATCGCCGATGATGCGGGAGCGATATTCTGCTCAAAACACTGCAAAATTTCTTCCCTCTCCTTTACTACAACTACTACTACATTTTCTTTACTTTTCTTTATGGTATAATTCTCGGAATAACTAGGGTTTTTCTCAGAATAACTAGGGTTTTTCTCGGAACTATTTAAAATAGGGTGCATTTTAATAAAGCTTTGCGTTTCCTCTTTTGAAAGAAGCCAAAACTTTGGATTTACGACGATTGGGTTTTTACTGGCTCGGGACTTTACAGCCAACTGAAATCGTCTCTGTATTCCGGTGGACGTGAGGATAGTGTCCGACTGAAAAAGTTTGCTATCAAACAGTGACCGTTCCAATAAGAATTTCCTCATCTGCCCTATTTTCTCAGGGCTCATACCCAGTTCAGAGGATGTAATATAATCAAAATCCTCGTCTACTTCCAGGTAGTAGCCATGTCCCTTGTAAATCTCACACAGCAGGTACATATAATAAGTGATGCCATCTGCACCGAACCTGCCTTTTAAAATTTTGATTTTGCGGTCCGAGAAAAAGTCCACATCCAAAGAAAAGTATTCCAGTCCTTCCTTTTGTGGACGTGCCATGCTTTATCTCCTTCTGCCTGCATCAAAACGGTAAATCATCTTCTTCTGCAGGAACATCGGTGAAGTCTTCAGGAGCGCCAGAAGAATAAGTGACTGGAGGATAGTTCTTTGTATCCGCTGCCGGTTCCTGTCTCTGAGAGTTGTCACCGGCAAAATATACCTGAGATACCAGAACTTCTACCGCCTGCCGTTTGTTGTCGTTCTTGTCCGTATAGTTGCGGACCTGAATGGAACCTTCCAGCGCAATCATCTTGCCTTTGGAGAAGTACCGGCTGATGAACTCTGCCGTCTGTCTCCATGCAACGCAGTTAATAAAGTCTGTCTGTTTGTCTTTGCTACTGCTATAATTGCGTTCAACCGCTACCGTGAACGATATTACAGAAAGGTCGCTCGTGGTTCTTTTTAACTCGGGTTCGGCGGTAAGCCTCCCCATCAAAACTACCCTGTTCAGCATTCTATTTCCTCCATTTCAGGATTTTGCAAAGCTGCTCATCCAATCGGATGCCCTGCAAATGATATTTTCCATCGAAGCTCTTTTGCCCTAACCGGTCTACCTCCTGATGATGCTGTCGGCATAACGGTTCAACCAACTGTCCCAGGTGGTGCATCTTCCGCCGATCACGCCCCATGCCTACTCGCTCCACCTCGTGAATGTCTGCCTTTTTGCCGCAAACAGCACATCTGCGATTGGCAACACAGGCGTATAGATATTTTTCTATATCCTCGCACTGCTCCAAAAGGCTGACCTTGCAAGGAACGGCATTTGTAACACAAAAATCAATCAAGTGTGTTATGAAGTTTCTTGCTGTTGTCATGTCCGTATCAGACAGGCTAAAGTACTGTGTTCCATCCTCCTGCTGGGAGATAAAATCGTACTTCATCAGCTCTTTTAGCTCCTGCGGCTCGTAGCCCGTCCAGTCGGCAATATCTCGAGTGAGAGCGTAAACCTTGCGTCTTTGTGCTACGCTGATTCTACGCCCGTCCTCGACCCTCACAGAGCACTCTGTAACGCTATGGGTTTTGATGTATTCCGAATCAGAAAAAGGGACAATGAGAGTCAGAGCCTGCCCGTCATAGTCCTGTATGTACCCTGAAAGCCATCCTTCCTCCATTGTCCCTATCCTCCTTTTGTTTTATCTTTCCGGCGGCGGTTCCAAGCCTGCGAAAAAGTCATCCTCTATGTCATTTCCGGCCGGAATCTCCGTAGCGTGTGCCTCATACACTGGAGCCTGTGCAGGCTCAATCGGTGTGGTATCGTTATCTACATACTCTGGTGTGCCATCATCCCGGATAGCTGCCATATCGTTTTCCATCGCCATCTGAAGCTCTGTAGACATAATGCCCCATTTGGAAATCAGCTGGCGCAGCATCGTTTTGTATGCCATAGCATCAAAATCCTTGTACCAGAAAGAGGAGTATCTCCACATTTCTTTCTGAGGAACTTCCCCTCTTAAAATTCTTTGATGTGCTTCTGCGCTGTATGCCTGCGAGTATTGATCTGCGTGCGACTGCATCTTTTCATAGCTCCAATACATTGCCTTTTGGAAGCCATTCAGATACTCAAACATAGCATAGTAGCCAATCGTTTTTGCCTGCTCCCTCTCACGCTCGTCCTGAATAATTTCCACCTCGATTACCTCGTTGAGAGGGTCGAAGTGTTTTAATTCGCCTTCTTTAATAGCAAGCACATTGATTTTTTTGTAATATCCAGAGCGGATTGCCAGCTGAATGTATCCCTTGTAGCCAAGTTGGAACTGAGCAATTACTGCCAAAACATTGCCGTTGCGGTCCTTCTTTTTATATGGCACCATGTAGTACTGTCCCAGCTGTGGAGAAGGGGAAAGATTCAAGGCTTCGCCCAGGAATGCACAATTGAGAATCGACATTGATTCACATTCCTGCAGTGCCGGGGAGTTGGTAACTGCGGAAAGGATAGCCGTCATGAACCGCTGTCCACCTTTGCCTCCGATTACCTCATTGATTTTCTTTTTGATTGCATCCTGCGTTAAAAACACGCTGAAGGATGGCTGCTTCTTCTCGCCTTTTACTAAGCTGTTTGCCATTACTCAACCCTCCCGCATCGAATATGATTACGAATCAAAAACTCTTTCAGAGCCTGCTTCTGCGCAGGTGTTACCCATACACGAAAATCCAAGACCTGAAGATCCTGCTGTGCGCTTGCTTCCTCTGCGATTTTTGGGGGCTCAACTGCTGGCTCGACCTCAACCGCTACCGGCTCTGGTTTCGCCTCAACCGGTTTTAATACTTCCTCTTTTGGCTTTTCCAGCCGAGCTTTTGCCTTCTGAGCTTCTTCGTAGTGGTGCTTTTCTTCCAGCGCCTTGCTCATGTCCAATGTTTCCAAGTAGGTAGAAATCATCTGTTCAGTGCAAGGCAGCTGCATTGCTACAATAATACCAATTTCATTGTGGGTTTTGCGGATAGTCTCCAAAATCTCACCCTCAATATCCTTTACTGGATAAGTGGCATTAAGCCAGCGCTCGTTCCAGATTTTTGCAAGAGGTAAGATTTCTTCCAAGTCTCCGACGTTTTCTGCAAAAAAAGCCTCAATCGTCTGCCGTTTTTCCTGCTTCTTAATCTCATCAAAAGCCTTGACTTGCTTGTCGATGGCACTGATCGGAGCATCCACCATCTGCTCCAGCTCTTTCATCTTGTCCTCAAACTCAGCCAGTGGCTGGTTCCATTGGCGTTTTACAGATTTTCTGCTATCGGAAAGAGCTGTTTTAAACTTGTTGAGATTTGCTCTGTCCGCCTTTGCTTCTTTAATTCCGCCCTCGGTAACTACCATCTGCTGGTAAACCTGTAATTTCCCTGCCAGCTCCTCTTTAATTTCCTCAAAGTTGAAACCAATTCGTGGCGGGATAACCTGTTCGATTGAAGGTGTCAATCTAACTTCCATCCTTGTTCCTCCTTTAAATCTCCGGCAAAATCAGTGCCGGCCTGACTTTGGTTTGTACTGCCTGCCAAAAGGCGATTTCTTTTTCTTTTAAGTAAGCAATATCTTCCAACATATCGCATCGTTCAAAACGATAGTGCCGGACAGTTGCCTTTCAGCCATACTCATTCCGTTCTCGGATTCTGGCCTTCAGGATTGCAAACTCGTATCCTGTGGAGAGCATCTGATGAACAATCTGTGCATAGTAGTAATCCGGTATCTGTCCGTTCCACTTTTTCCAGTCAATGGAGCGGCGAATTTCTGTCGTCTTAATTTCCAAAATCCCTTTTCTGCCGTTCTGGTCGGTCAGTTCACCGTCCAGTGTTGCAAAAATAAATGGGCAATCTGGTTCATTTGCTTTCATGCCAAATTCATCATAATCAACATGGAATTGTGGAAAATCCAGCTCAAATAACCTTCTGACTGCTGCTTCCGATTCCTTCCCGAATCTGACCGGCTCTTTGTCCGAAATGTCCTCCGGCTCTGCGATTCCGGTTTTTTCCTCCCACAGCCGCACATTGCTTTTCCAAGGGGAGATTCCAAGGACGCTGGCGGCATCACTGCCGCCAATCCCTTTCCGCCGTGCTTTGAGCCAATCTGCCCGATTATCTACCAGCATAGCCTGTCCCTCATAAACTCCGTGTAGTCGTCCGATGCAAGGCAAAAGTCACGGTCACTGTCCTCAATATCGTGCATTTCAGAATCCTTGTGCATCTGTTTTGCTTGCAGGTAAGCCAGTCGCATAATTTCCTCACGCTGCTGTTCGCTCATATCGTTTTCCCAGTAATCCGCCACACGAGCCTTTATGTGCTCACTGATAAAGTCTTCAGCAAAATCTTCCACACGATCCCGGCCGTATTCGCTGATGTACTCTTTGAGGCAATCACAGCAAATTGCTCTGCCGTCGATGTATGTGATATCGTCTTCGCCGTATCGTTCACCGCACTGGGAACAAATCGTTCCTCTGGTAATTCGGCACTGTGCGTCGTACCGTTCGTTTTCAAGTATCCATTCCCTCATGTCGCTTCTCCTTTCTTGCGCATTTCAGCAAAATGGTGTACAATGAGAATGAACTAATTCCTTTAGTTCCCGTGTGCGGAAAGGCTGGTCGCTTTGGTCGGTGGAACAGCTTTTCCGTTAGATTTTTCCCGGCTCTGACGCTTTGTCAGGGCCTTTTCTTTTTGCATGGAAAACCATGTCGTTAAGCCATAAAGTCCGCACAGAGTCAGCAGAAACAGGCTGGGCATTGTGATTAAATACATAAGTTCAAACATTGCCGTTCCTCCTTAAATTTTGTTCGCTTCGATGACCTCCAAAACTTTGCGGGTGTATCCGGTTCCGTGGATACCATCCTTCCAGAGCCGCTTTGCGCCACCCTCACCGAGGTTATAGGCCATCAGGCTATCCGGCAGGCTGTATTTTTTGAGATAGCCGCCAAGGATAAAAGCTCCAGCGCGGATGTTTTGCTCTGGGTCGGCAAGGTCCGTGGTGCCAATATTGCTGCTGAGGTACTCCATATTGATGGTGTGTATCTGCATCAGGCCGTAGCAGTTGCCGTTTTTGGCATCTACCTGATATCCGCTTTCCACCTCCATCACTGCATACAGCACGTCCGGCCGGATACCATACTCCTCGCAAGCCTCATCTGCTACATCCTGTAGTTCGTGTGGTAGTGGGATATCCCGGTAAGTCTTTGTCTGTATTGCTGGAGCAATCTGTGTGCATACTTGGTAGACAATCGGCTGTGGCTCTTCTGCCAGCGTCAACATTACTGGCGGTTCCGTAGGGTCTGCATCCTCTATCACCGTTCTGGGTGCACATCCGCTTGCCAGCAGGCACAGGCAGAGGATAATTGCTGTTCGTCTCACAAAATCTCTCCTAACTCTTTTGTGCTTTTGTGGTTCTTTCCAGCTGCTTGCGCCGAATTGCATCTGCTACCAGCTGGCAGGCTGTTTCTTGGGGTTTCCATACTGATTCCTTCGGGACCTCTTTCCCGTCTTTCGTTTTTAATTCTGTCTTGAATTCCATAAAGTTACCTTCCTTTTCTGATTCTCAACTGCAATTCAGCGATACAGTGAGAAAGATTGTCCAGGAGAATCATACTTTGATTAAGCTCCTCTTCCTCGTTCGGAGAGACTTCTCCGTCTGCCAAGATGGCCAGCAAGCTGTCCCCTGCTCCTATACCCGATTGGAGCGATGCCAGAAGCTGAATCGCTGCTCTGTCCAAGCTTTTAAGCTGCGGCTCCTGATAGCACAAGTCTCCTAACGGACACTCTTTGTGGCAGTAGTATGGCAGCAACTCAGGCGCATTATAGACCTCTGCCATCTTAACAATCACATCCACTGGAATTACCTTAGTGATACCCAGCTCATAATCAGCGAGGGTTGAAGGCGATACTCCAAGCAGTTCGGAAGCGCCTTCTCTGCTGTTGAGCCGGTCATTGAACTTCGCCGCTTCCTTTCTCTTCTGGCAGTAAATGTTACCAGCGGCTTTCGTTGGGTTTTGTCCCATGTTACTTTTCCTCCTTTTGAATTAGAATTAACATAAGCTCTATTGGTTCTTTTTTGTTTTCTCAGCAATCATCTTGTCTACTGCTGCCGTGAAAATAAATTCAGCACGCTTTGGCTCTTTTTTTCCGTTCAGAACTGCACTGACATATTTGGGATGATATTCCAAATACTCCGCAAGTTCTTGAACCTTAATGCCATACAAATGCATTTTACCAACAACCTCCGCTGTCCACTGTGCAGGCATATAGTCACCTTCTTTTTTCTTTTAATGTAGAATATCATCAGCAAGTCTTTCTGGCATTCAGAAAATTGTCTAAGTCTGATTGTTTGATTTTATATCCCCTCCCAAAGCGATATGCCGGAAGCTTTTTTTGACGTATCCACTTCCAAACGGTTGTTGTAGCAAACCCGGTTTTCTTGGCAACTTCTTCACAGGTCAAAAACTCCATTTATTTCACCTCCTTGTACTTCACCCTACTTTATTTAACTTGTCTTTACTTTGCTTTTGTGATACAATGTAAGAAAAGAAAGTTGGGAATAACATGCGCTTAAATAATGATTGCATACGAGATATCTTATTAACTGTTGAAGCTGTCAGTGATGGGTACAAACAATTTTTTATTTCTTTGGACGATTTTGATGAAGGATTGCCCGATAAATTTGAACTGCTGAGTTCATACACCGAACCCGAGTTAACATACCATGTCAAGCAATGTGACGAAGCTGGTCTTTTATCGGGCGTCGTTCTGCCTGCTGACGGCGGTTTTGCATTCTGCGACTTAACCCCAAAAGGGCATTGGTTTTTGAATACCATTCGACCGAAATCTGTTTGGGAGAAGCTCACCTCTGCTGGACATGCATCACTCCCGTTTCTTTTGGAAATGGCATCTTCTTTATCCATTGAGGCACTCAAACCCATTATCCCGTCAATTAGACTTTGAGTTCAGTTTCTGCCACAGTTTTGCCTCTACTCGTTTCCAGTAAGATTTCCCCTCCGCTTCGGTGTATTTGACTAACTGCTCTCTCGTGATCGGAGGTATCTGGTTGTCTTCCGCATAACGCTGAAATGCACGACAATACATTTTCATAGCCCATCGGAGCCACCAGAGACATGCCAAACAGCAAGCCGCTAAAACTGTAACAACCAAAATCAGCAGCAAGTTTATCATAACTTCCCTCCTTTGGACTTTCTTTTTGCTTACTATTCTTAACCACAGTTATATTATAATCCATAATTTTATAGATTTCAACCATTATTCCATATTTTTATAGAATTTATGTTTTGCACAAATTAAGGAGAACTTTTATGTATGAATCTACAAAAGTTGCTGAAGCCATAAAAACCACATCTAAAATGAGAGGTATTCAACTCAAAGATATGCTTACTGACCTTCAGCTTAACAAAAATACACTTTCTAATATGTATAACGGATCCATGCTGAAAGCAGATAGTCTCGCACGCATTGCTGATTACTTAGATTGCTCCGTCGATTATCTTTTAGGCCGCAAAATATCCCTAGGAACAGAAGACAACGGCAATTTAACATTGCCGTTGTCTAGTAATAAAGTATCATCTCTTAAAGAACTGTATGAGGTTGCTTCACAACTACCAGAAGAGAAAATATTAGATGTTTTAGAGTACGCTCAATTTAAAAGGCAAGCACGAGAACAACCTAGAGAATCTAATAATACAAGGAGAGAATAGAAATGGCGTTATTTGGTCTTGTTTCTGAAAAGAAACTAAAAGAAGCTGAACAAAAGATAGAAGAACTAAGAAAACAAGTTTTACCCGAATATAATACGGTTGAGGCAATTAACAAACAAATTGAAGAGTTACAGCACCAACTTCACTCTCTTGAAATTGAAAAGAGAAAAAAAGAACTTGATTTAGATACCTTATCTCTCTCTTTTAAGGACATGGAAGAAAAAATCCAAGAATTAAAAAAAGATTACATTGAACTTGATGAAGAAATTTTATATCAGTCCTATTCTCTATTCACTCCTATGTATGATTTTGCTTCATCTGAAGAATATAAAGAAAAGCTCGAAGAAATCCGTTCTCAACAAAAAGAGATGGTCCGTGACAAGACGGCGGCAACTTGTTCTACTAAATGGACAGTGGACGGTAGCGAGGCAAAGGGCCGAAAGGTCACAAACGATAATATAAAAATGATTCTGCGTTGCTTTAATACCGACTGTGAAAATGCTATTGACCGTGTTAAATACAGCAATATCGAAAGTATGAAGGCAAGAATTAACAAATCATATGAATCATTAAACAAATTAGGAGAAAGTAACAGTATTACAATTTCCCATACTTATTTACAATTAAAACTGGATGAACTTTCTCTCTCTATTGAGTACGCCATCAAAAAGCAGGAGGAAAAAGAGGAGCAAAAACGCATTCGTCAGGAGATGCGAGAGCAAGCCAAACTCGAAAAAGAGTTGGAGGAAGCACGAAAAAATATCGACAAAGAAAAGAAACATTACTCAAACGCTTTAGATAAGCTTAATACTCAACTGGAAGGAAACCTTTCTGAGGAGCAAAAAAACAGTCTGTTGGAAAAGAAAGAAGAGATTGAAAATCAACTTTCCAACTTGCAACAAGCTCTTGATGATGTAGATTACAGAGCAGCAAATCAAAAGGCTGGATATGTTTATATTATTTCGAACATTGGTGCCTTCGGAAAAAATGTATATAAAATTGGAATGACTCGACGATTAGATCCAATGGAACGAGTTGATGAACTTGGGGATGCCTCTGTTCCATTTAATTTCGATGTTCATGCCATGATTTTTTCCGAGGATGCCCCAAAACTAGAAGCAGCCCTACACAAAGCTTTTGAGGACCGTAAACTTAACATGGTGAATACTAGACGAGAGTTTTTCCGAGTTACTCTTGATGAAATAGAAACTGTTGTCAAGGCTAATTATGACAAGACTGTCGAGTTTATTAAAATTCCATCTGCTGAACAATATCGTCAATCCCTAGCGATGCTGGAAGAACCAGGGAAAGATGCGGCTGTAGCCTTAAAGGTTAAATAACAAAACACCTCCAAGATTAATCGGAGGTGCCGGCATATAAACTCATTTTCATAATAGGAGGAGACATTATGGATTTTATTGACCGCTTGAAGCAATTCAGCAAACGAGTGGAGGGGCTAAAAGACAACATTCAAACCGAAGAAGCTACAAAGACTTCCCTTATAATGCCCTTTTTCTCACTTTTGGGGTATGATGTATTCAATCCTGATGAATTTATCCCGGAATTTACTGCTGATGTTGGAATCAAAAAAGGTGAGAAAGTCGATTATGCGATTCTTCAGGACGGAAAGCCTGTTATTCTGATTGAAGCAAAGTGGATTGGAGAAAAGCTTGAGAAGCACGATTCCCAGTTGTTCCGCTACTTTGCTACCTGCAATGCCAAATTTGCTATCCTCACCAACGGGCAATACTATCACTTTTACACTGATTTGGAAGAACCTAATAAGATGGATGAGACTCCCTTCCTTGATATCAATCTTCTTGACTTAAAGGAAACTCAGGTTGCGGAACTTAAAAAATTTTGCAAAGAAAACTTCAACGAGGCAGAAATATTTGATGCAGCATCCGAGCTTAAATACACCTACGAATTCCGCAAAAAATTCTCAGATGAACTCCAAAATCCATCTGACGAATCCGTCCGGTTTTTCCTCAGCTCCATTTATGATGGAATTAAAACAGCCAATGTTATCGACCATTTCCGCCCTATACTGAAAAAAGCATTGAACGGATATATCAGTGAGCTGATGAACGATCGGATTCAGTCTGCGCTGAGCAATGATAATCAGGAAGCTGCTGCTCCAAAGCCCTCTCCTGAGCTCGAGGTCCAACAAGCAGAAGAAGTTCCTTCTGCTTCTAAAATTGTTACCACAGAAGAGGAAAAAGAAGCATACTTTATTGTTAAAAATCTCCTGAAAGATATTGTCTTTCCTGAAGATATTACATATAAAGACACTGCTTCCTATTTCAACATTCTCTACCAAAACAACACATGGCGCTGGATTTGCCGTCTGAAGCTTAGCGAGAACAGAAAATCTCTGATTATCCCAGATGAAAACAAAAAGGAGCAGGTATTCCAGCTGGAAAGCCTGTACGATATTGAGAAGTACAAAGAACAGCTGGCAGAAGTTTTGAAACGGTACATGAAATAACCTACCTATCCCCTATTACGATGTATTGTAATAGGGGATAACATTAAAATTTCAATTCTCGGGGTGATATTTTGAAAGGAAACACTATAAGCTCGTTAAATGAATACTTAGTATCTATCGAACAGTTAAAAGACAACGCCTTACAATATCTAGTTGATGATTATTTTAACGCACAACCTATTAAAAACCCAGTAGATAATTCCTTTTTGTTTCGAGGAATGTCGAACAACGAATATCAACTCCTTCCAGGTGTCTTTAGAAAAAACGCTAGTGAAAAAGCGATATATACAACATATGCCAAAGAAATGGTTTTATTGAAATTCTTTATTCAAGAAGCTAGTGCCTATCTTACCATTCCTTCTAACGATTATGTTCGTTGGGCTGAATATGCTCAACATTTTGGGGTTCCCACAAGGTTTTTAGATTGGAGCTCTAATCCTCTCGTGGCATTATATTTTTGTTGTAAAAATAATCCTGATGCTCACGGAACTGTTTGGGTATTAAATTGGGAAAACTATGAAAGAATCACTGTACCTAAGCAAAATCTATCCCACACAAGCAAAGACCGAATCACCTGCGTTAAAGAACTTCTTGAAGAAAAATCTGACCTTGATTATCCTATTATTTATACTCCATCCTATGTTGATTCCAGAATGAGCGCACAAGGAAGTTATTTTATGGTTTGGGGAAGGAAACAAGACCCCTTGGATAAGCTTATACTTGAATCTATTGCAAATTCTATTGAACTTAATAAAAATACTTGTTTATGGCAGTTTAGTGTACCTGCAAATAACAAGAAAAAAATTCTCCGTTCACTAGATGATATTGGGATCAATGAAAAAACATTATTTCCTGGCTTAGACGGTATAGGACGTTATATAGAAAATAAATTCAAGTTTGATAGTCTTGACTTTTAAGCTAAAATCTAACAAAAAGCCGCCTCCGGGCTCCTACCCCCGAAAGCGGCTGCGGAACAGGTCTTCTGTTCCAGAGGAAATGTGTGTTCACCTTCTCCTCATAATCTATTATAATGGATTGACAGAATTTGTCAATCGGAGGAGGTTCAGCATGATTGATTTTAAAAATGCGAATTACTTAAAATTAAAACTTGTTCCAAATGAAACCTTTGTTCCCATGATTGCACCTATGTTTATTGAAGGAGAACAAGCAATTCAGGCTTTCCAAACAATGAGGGACGGTATCGTCTTTACAAACAAACGTATTTTTGCAATCAATGTTCAAGGAATTACCGGTAAGAAAAAAGATTTTACCTCTCTTCCATACAGTAAAATCCAAGCTTTCTCTGTTGAAACTGCCGGTTTTTTGGATATCGACAGTGAACTGGAACTTTGGTTTAGCGGACTTGGAAAAGTAAAATTTGAATTTACTTCAAATGCAGATATTGGTAATATCTGCAAAATTATCAGCGGATTTGTCTTATAATTCCTACATACTCATTTTACCCGGCAGTCTATTCTGCCGGGCTTTTCTTTTGCATTTTTCATCATTTGCTACTTGCGTGCACCAGCTTTTCCAGCTCTTCCAGATAAATGCCAAAGAAATTTTTAGTACCCCTTTTCATCTTTTTTATCAAGCCGTAGTTCTGGATTGATTCCATGATTTTTTTTAGTGTTGACCTTGATATTTCCAAAAACTCAAGTAATTCCTGGGTAGAAATACCTCTTTCTGAAAACAACTCTGATTGAACCAGCACAAAGAGCATCTTGATAACATCTTCATTTTCTATTTCCTCGGATTTAGCAAAATTGCCTAATAGGGTTCCATAGTATTCCAACTGTCCTTTTCTCTTTTCAAGCCCTACTATCAGCTGCTCCATTGATATTTTCAGCACACGAAGAAACATCAAAACAAACGGCGTCAAATCCCCCTGATTTCTCGGGTCATTGCATATTTTGAATGCCTCATAGTATTCTTTGATATTCTCCTTGATTGTGTAAGAAAGTCGATATGCCAAAACCGGTGCAAACTCTTGTGTAATCAAATAGCTACTGATGAAACGGCTCAATCTGCCATTTCCATCATAAAACGGATGAATATATCCAATATAGTAATGACAAACTGCTGTTCTTATCAAAAGGTCATACTCATCGTCATTTATAAAATCCAAAACAATTTGCATTGCTTCTATGATTTTGCTTTCCGGTTCTAGGCCTGTATGAATTGATTTCTGTGTCTGTGTCCTTACCTCTACCGAGTCTTTTCTAAAATACTTTCCATCCGGCTGGTTGTCAGAATCTGATAATATGACTTCATTTAAGAAAAGCTCATTATACAGTTCCCTTACATCCTGACAGGTAGACAATGGTATTTTTTCTTTTTTTTGCAACTTACGATATTTATCAACCAGCCCTGAAAGCCTGTCGTTCTTTTCCTTGTTTTCTGACGGCACCTTATCCAAAATATCCCCTATATCTTTTCGTGTGCTAACGACACCTTCGATGTCATTTGTCAAAACGATTTCATCAATCAAACACCTGCGGCAAAAATGATCTACTGCTACCTCGGGTAACTGTTGGAGAATCTTATTGACTTTTGCATTCATTTTATACATTGAAAGCATTTGATTATGAACTTCTTTGGTTAGTAAGTAAAACGTTTTCTTGCCTTTTACTTCTAAAGGAAGAAACGTCACATTGTCATTGCTCAATCTTTCCTCACATATTCTATTATATTCATTTCGGTTTTTATAAAAAATTTCAAGTAACGATTCATACACAAATACCACCTCTTCTATCTTCGTTAAAAAATCAATTTGTTTTATATTATGTACTATCATCCTAATGATATTCATTTTTTGCTCAAAAAAAACGAATACTGTTATCAGTATATCTCTTATTTTGCTTAAAATCAAGAAAAAAATCAATAAAAGCTCAGCAGATTATCTTGCTGGGCTTTTGGCTTTTCTTCCTCCCTCTCCTCTACTGTTGCCTCAAACTCCCTCTTAGCGTATTCCAGCACCTCTGTCACCTCCTCATCGGTCAAGACGGAGGCCTCCATAATAAGCTGCTTTATCAACTCTTCTTTGCTGCACATACTTTCACCTCATTTCCCATAAGGCAAGTATAGTGCCTATTCATCCTCCTGTATCGTTTTTGTCTGTATCTATCATCTTTCGATAGATACATTCCACCCCTTATTATAAAACTGCTTCCTATGGGATATTTCCTGTCGCTTTGCTATGCTTAAATTCGCAGACGTCTGTTATTTTCCGTCAAATCGAGGACAAAACAGACTTCCTTGCGATATACTACTCACAGCATCCGGCAGGAAGGGAGAGAATTTTGTGAAAAAGGCAGTAATCTATGCTCGATACAGTTCCGATATGCAGCGTGAAGAATCTATTGACGCACAGGTTCGCGCCTGCACCTACTATGCGCATCAATACCAGTTTGAAATTCTTCGGACGTATGCGGACCGAGCGCAGACCGGCAAGCGAACCAAAAACCGCGAGCAATTTTTACAAATGATTTCAGATGCAGAAAGCCATGAATTTGAAGTGATTTTAGTTCATAAACTCAACCGTTTTGGTCGAAATACCTTGGAAGTATTGGAATACAAAGATAGTTTGGAGGATATGGGGATTGAGCTGATCAGCGTAACCGAGCGTCTGGAAAGCACGCCGGAAGGCAAACTCATGCTCATCATCATTGCCGGCATGAATGAATTTTACTCCGACAACCTCTCACAGGAGGTTATGAAGGGCTTAAAAGAAAATGCCTACCAGTGCAAATTTACAGGCGGAACACCTCCTCTTGGATATAAAGTTGACCCAGAAAGCAAGAAACTTGTCATAGACGAGGATGAAGCAGCTGTTGTTCAGCTCATTTTTCAGAGGTATGCCAGTGGATATGGCTATAACTCCATTATCGATGAACTGACCAGCTTAGGTTATCACACAAAATCTGGGAAATCATTTGGAAAAAACTCTCTCTATGAACTGCTCAGAAATGAGAAGTACATTGGAGTTTATACCTACAACCGTGCAGCCAAAAGAAAAAAGGACGGAACAAGAAACTACCACTCCTATAAAGACCCTTCTGACATTATCCGCATTCCTGGCGGCTGCCCTGCCCTTGTGGACCAGAAAACATGGCATTGCATCCAGAAAATTATGGAGCAAAACAAAAAAGTTCACCTTCAGCAACATAGTCAGCGTGTATACATTCTATCCGGAAAGGTGTTCTGCGGACTTTGTGGTGCCAAAATGTACGGAAACTGCAAAACCACGCGAGGAAAGCTCCACTATTATTATGTTTGTTCTAACGGATGGAAAAAGCACACCTGCTCTTCTCGCCATATTCCGGCAGAAGAGCTGGAAGAGGAAGTAATAGAAACACTGGAAAAAAAGATATTTACTTCAGAGTTTTCGAAGGAGGTTTCGGAGCAACTTCAAAATAATATGCAAAAGAGCCAAGAGATCACCCAGAAACAGCGAAGTTCGATAGCTGTCCAGCTACAAAATGTAAATTCTAAAATCAAAAATCTTTTAACTCTTCTGGCGCGAGGAGTTGACTTTGATGAATTGGAAGAAACTCTATCCTCTCTAAAGCAGGAAAAGGAAAATTTGATAAGAACCTTGGATGTTTTGGACCAACAGCCCAAAGCTTTATTGGATCAGGATTTTACGCAAGAGCTGTCCAGATTAAAAGATTTGCAACCTAAGGAACAGTCAATCTTTCTGCAACAGTATATTGATAAAATCACCGTCTTTGCTCCGAAGGAGAGCGACGAAAAAGCGCAAGTTGAGATTTACATTCAATCCAATATCTTGCAAAAATAGTTATTTAGAAAGCTTCCTTTTTAAGGAGGCTTTTTTATTTCAAACACTTCAAAACATCTTGGCCCGTTTCCTTTGTTCTCCAAATATGCTATGAAACTATCAGATTTTGATTGTTTTCGTCAAAAACGATACACAAACAGAATCCGCTAGTATACTAATAGCAAAAGGAGACGATTTGAATGATTAAAAGTCTGTTATCAAGAAAGCTCGGAGAACTTAGAGTAACAAGGACAGATCTTTCACGAGCTACAGGAATCCGCCTAAACACAATCAGCGCTCTCTACAACGATGCGCTGGACCGAATCAGCATGGAGCAACTGGACAAAATCTGCGAAGCTCTGAATTGTGAGCTTTCCGAGATACTTATCTGGAAGCCAAATAAAATAAAGATGACAAATTCGATAAAATCGAACGATAAACAGTGAATCTCTTCTTACGGGATTCTAATATAGGACGGTCTTGTATATTGGAATCTTTATCATAGGAGCAGACTAAAGGTATTCTAACGCAACAAAAAAACGCATCACCCACAATCAAACGGGTGATGCGCTTTTTTAGTTCCAAAAATTCAATCTAATCAAAAAGAATTTATAGGTATTCATCATATTTCATAGTTTTATTGCAAAAAAATGTCCAGAACCTCTAAAAGAGGTTCTGGAACTGATGGTGCCGGTGGTGGGACTTGAACCCACACGATGTCGCCATCAACGGATTTTGAGTCCGTCGCGTCTGCCATTCCACCACACCGGCAAATTACTTATATAGTATACACCATCGAATAAAAAAAAGCAAGAGAAATTTTTCGATTTTTAAAAATTATTTTTTCGGATGTTTGCTTGCTAGAGAAAAGGCACATCCTAAGAAAATAGGATGTGCCTTTTGAGCATAGATTTAGTTTTCTCTGGCTGCCAGTTGGATCTGTCTTTCCGCCAGCTGCTTTTCTTTTTTCTGACGAACGGTGACATATCTTCTCTTACGGAAGGTCAGCAGCAATACAGTCGCGCTGAGCAAAAGAGAAAGAACCGACCCGGTAATCAGCGTTTCAATCAGGGAGATATCCACCATGTAAAAATGCAGAAGGATAAAGGAAAGCACCGTTGCGGCACCAGCCACCAAATGGTAGACCACCAAATTGGTCAAGGTGATTTTTCCCCAAAAGGCTTTTACTACGGTAAAGATACCAAGTCCTGCCACCAGCAGAGAGAGAACCACCAGCAGGACAGGCAGATTGATTTTGCCCAGCATTGCCAGCAGTGCAGACGCTGTCAGCCGGGTCATCGAGCCTGCCAGCATCAGATAAAACAAGATTTTTTTATACAATGTTATCGCCACCCACATTTTATTTAAAAAGAAACAACCTGTTCTTTCCTATCAGGTTTTTGCAATAATCATTATATCATATCCTGTCAATAAAATCAAATGTTCCTCCCTGCCGGCTGCATAACCGGATTGCGGGAGGGATGATGCCCGGAGAGAAGCGCATTGACCAAGGCCCAAAGGAGCGGAGCCACCGAAAGCAACAGCCCGATGAGCTTCATCTGCTCATTGGAGAGGGTCGTTGTTTCGAAAATGGTTCTGCCAATCGGATGCCAAACGGAAAAGCACATAACGCCCAACGAAACACAGACTGCCGCAATCAGTTTCAGGTTGTTGAAAATCGGGATGTGAAGCAGGGTGCGTGTTTCTGACTTACACTCAAAAACATGAATCAGCTGTGTCAGAATCAAAGTAACCAGCGCGCCGGTTCTTGCGGTTTCGAGACTTGCTCCACCGGTCAGCAGCATGGAAAATACCGCTACGGTCGTTAGTCCAATCAAAATACCGCGAAACAGAATCACGCTCAGCAGTCCGCCGGAGAAGATGGAATCGCTGCTGCGCCGCGGCTTCATCTCCATAACATCCCGGTCCGGAGGGTCCAGTCCCAGAGCAATCGCAGGCAGACCATCCGTCACCAGATTGATGAGCAGGATTTGGATTGGGAGCAACGGAACCGGCATCCCCATCAGCATTGCCAGAAACATGGTGACAACCTCGCCGATATTGCAGGACAGCAGGTAGCGGATAAACTTGCGGATATTGCGGTAAATCACGCGGCCCTCCTCGATTGCGCTGACAAGGGTGGCAAAATTGTCATCCATCAAAATGACCGAGCTTGCCTCCTTGGTGACATCGGTTCCGTTTTTCCCCATTGAAACCCCGATGTTGGCTTCCTTGACCGCCGGTGCGTCGTTGACACCATCGCCTGTCATCGCTACAATATTGCCCTGCGCCTTGAGCCCCTTGACAATCCGCAGCTTATGGGCCGGGCTTACTCTGGCAAAGACGCTGGTTTGCGGCAGGACGCGAAGGAAGCTTTCCTCATCCATCGAATCCAGCTGTTCCCCGGTCAACACCTGACTGCCCGGTGTCAGGATTTTTAATTCGGAGGCAATCGCACAGGCAGTTTGCTTACTGTCACCAGTAATCATCACCGGCCTGATTTGCGCCCTTCGGCACTTGGCAACCGCTTCAAATGCTTCCTTTCGAGGTGGGTCTATCATCCCTGCCAAACCGCAAAAGATGAGGTTCTGCTCGGCACAATCTCCAGTTCCGGAAATTTTTCGCCAGCACAGTGCCAGAACACGCATGGCATTCCCAGCCATTTTGTCGTTTTCCTCCAAGATACGCTGGCGCTGACTGGATGTTAGTGGGGATACAGTTCCCTCCTTTTGAATCCGAGAGCAACGGGGCAGCAGCAAATCGGGCGCCCCTTTGGTAAACATCAGCAGCTCCCCTTCCCGCGTGCGAATCAGCACCGACATCATCTTTCGGCGGGAATCAAAGGGAAGCTCCTTTAGGACAGCGCATCCGCTGGAAGAAAATTCCACTCCTCCCTTTGCCGCTGCCACTGCAAGTGCTGCTTCGGTCGGTTCTCCCTCTACCTCAATTTGTTTTGGATGTGTGCCTCTGCGCTTTCCACCGCTTGTAAAACGAGCGTTGGAACACACTGCCGCAATCTCCAGCGCCCGATGCAGGTCGGGGTCTGCGCCGCACTCCATGCCATTCCGGCTGATTTGCCCGGATTCCAAGCCATTTCCACTGACCGAATATTTCTTTTGTCCGCAGAAAATCTGCTTGACCGTCATTCGGTTCTCGGTCAAGGTTCCTGTTTTATCCGAGCAGATTACATTGGCACAGCCGAGCGTTTCCACGGCATGAAGCCGGCGGATGACCGCATTCTTTTTGACCATCCGGTTGACCGACAGTGCAAGCGCAATGGTCACGATGGCAGGCAGACCTTCCGGGATTGCCGCGACTGCCAGCGATATCCCGGTAATCAGCATATCCATCACATCTTCGCCGCGCAGGACGCCGACTCCTGCCACAACTGCACAAATCAGCAGACATCCGAGGGCAATCATGCGGCCCAGCTGGTCGAGCTTTTTCTGCAAGGGAGTTTGTTCCTCTTCAATCGAATCCAGAAGAACTGAAATTTCTCCCATGCGGGTATCCTCACCGATGGCAGAAACAATCGCTTTGCCATGTCCGCGGGAAACGATGGTTCCCATGAAAGCGCAGACCTGCTCCGAGTTGTCGTTGCTGCGGTAATCGGTATTGCCCTTTTCTACCGGAACCGATTCCCCTGTCAGGAGGGATTCGTCCAGCATCAGGGCTTGATTCTCCAGAATACGGCAATCGGCCGGCACGCGGTCCCCGGCTTTGAGCAGAATCAAGTCCCCAATCGTAACCTCTCGGGCAGGAATGTTTTTAGATTTGCCGTCCCGAACCACCGTTGCAGACGGCGCTGCCAGCTCCCCGAGCTTTTCCAAAGAGCGCTCGGTGCGGTATTCCTGAAAAAAGCTCAACAGTGCATTGAGAAAAACGATGGCAACAATGGTCAGGGCCTCCATCCGTTCGCCCATCATCAGGGAAATGGCGGTAGAACCCAGCAAAATCAGGGTCATCAGGTCCTTGAACTGTGACAAAAAGATGGCGAATGGATGCTTCCGGCGGCGCTGTGCCAGCAGGTTTTCTCCATACTCCACCTGATTCTTCTGTGCCTGACGCTCGGTCAGGCCGGGATATTGGGTCATCTTTCAAAACCATCCTTTCTTTTTCAAATTCTGGCGGAATGGTAGAGTATATGAGCCGGCTTGGGCAAAAATTCCCTGATTCAAGATTTGCCTTATGGGAAATTTAATGTGAATTTTACTATATTTCTTCCTTAAATTTCAATTTTTTAGTTGATTTAATCCAAGTTCGTGCTATAATGAAGGTAATAAGGGAGGTGTTCCTATGAACAAAAACACAAAATTTGTCATTACCATCGGTCGTGAACGAGGCAGCGGCGGCAGAATCATCGGTAAAGAGCTTGCGCGGCGCTTTCAAATCCACTATTATGACCGTGAGATTCTTGCCTGCGCTTCCAAAGAGCTTGATGTCGATGAAGCATATCTTGCCAGCATCGATGAGCGCGCGATGAACTTTATGCAGAACGTTTTCCCGGTTGCCTACGGCGGAAACAATCTTGCCTTCAATTATATGACTACCGAAGCAGAACTGATTGGTGTACAGAGCCGCTTGATCTGTGAATTTGCCAGCAGTCGCAGCTGTGTTATTGTCGGACGCTGTGCAGACTACCTCCTGCGAGATAACCCAAACTGTATGCGCATCTTCCTTTCTTCCGATATGGAGGACCGTGTCGACCACATTTCGGAGATTTACAGCGTATCTCAGGAAGAGGCAAAAAAGAAACTGAAGAAGATGGATAAGGACCGTGCAAAGTATTACCGCACTGTCACCGGCATGGAGTGGGGCGACGCCCGTACCTATGATTTGTGCCTGAACACCTCAATGCTGGGAATCCAAAAGAGCTGCGATTTGATTGAAGAGGCGGTTCGGATTTTTCTGAAGGAACGGGGTATTCCACTTCCTCCCTCCGAATCCAAATAA